CGGCTACGGCGGCGGCTACGGCGACGACGGCGACGGCTACGGCGGCGGCTACGGCTACGGCGACGGCGGCGGCTACGGCTACGACGGCGACGGCGACGGCTACGGCGACGGCGACTGATCCTTCCTCGTTCTCACGTTCTCGCGTTGGCCTGAGAACCAGCGTGAGACCTCGACCTTAGCCCGCGTACGGCCTAGGTCGCGCACCGCCGAACGCTAACCCCTGGAGACTCCCATGCGTCGCTCTGCCGCTCTGACTGACCGTCGCCGCCAGCTCGCCCGCGAATACCGTAGCAGGGGCATCCACCTCCTGCCCGCGTCCGTGCTGCTCTTTGCACCCATCCCGACCCGCGACAAGCCCCCGACCATCCAGGGCTGTATCTCCGCCGCGCTCGCCCGTCGGCTTGGTATGCTCAACCAGAGCTAACGAAGGGAGATCCCCCATGATCTGGTATATCGAGCACGAGGAACCACTAAACGGCGAGAGCAGCGTGAGAGTCACGAACCTCCGCGGTCGATCCGGCCGCGCCAAGGTCCAATACTTTCCCGTCGTCAAGTTCCTCCCGCCCGTCCGCGCCGAAGTCGACTACGGCGCACAAGGCTATCCGATGGCCGAGCCAGAGATACTCGACGCGCGGCCCACGTTCCGACCGCGCCCTTGACGGCCCAGGCTGGTGCTTCCCTGGGTGAGCAGGGAGGCGCCGGCCCGCGCCGTCGCACGGGAACTTGCGCAGGGCCTGCGCAAACCATTTACGAACGAAAGCGAGGATAACCATTTCCCACGTCGTCACCATCCAGACGCAAATCAAGGACATCGAAGCAGTTAGGTCAGCCTGCAAACGGCTCGCTCTGGCGCCCCCCGAAATCGGGACGGCAAAGCTCTATTCTGCGCAGTCCACCGGGATTATCGTCAAGCTCAAGGGCTGGGTCTACCCCATCGTCATCGATCCTCAGGCCGGATCCATCGCGTTCGACAACTACGAGGGAGACTGGGGACACCCCAAGCGCCTTGAGGAATTCCGTCAAGCCTACGCCATCGCCAAGGCCACCATTGAGGCCCGCAAGAAGGGTCACACCGTCGTCGAGTCGCGCCTGGCCAACGGCAGCGTGAAGCTCACCATCACCACCTCGGGGAGATAGCTGCCGTGGCCAAACAGATCATCGTCACCATCGCGCCCGATGGCACACCCACGGTGAAGACCGAAGGGTACCAGGGGCGCGAGTGCCAGAAGGCTTCGAAGTTCCTGGAGGATGCGCTCGGCACCGTCACGGCCGAGCAGCTCACTCCGGAGTACCACCAGAGCGTCACGGACAAGCCCACCCTCAAACAGGGGAGTTGACCCTTGCCATCTCTCGCCGATGCCGTCAGAGAGCACGTCTGCGCCTGCTTTACCGGGTTGTGGGTCACCACGCTTGAGCCCGACGATGCGGAGACCGAGATTCTCCGGATGTGTCGGGCGCAGGACTGGCGATTCACCACTTGGGACTGCGACCGGGGCTTGTCCGGAGACCCGAACGCTACCGATCCCCTGGCCGTCATCAAGGCCATGCCCACTCTCACTGTGGAGGAGGGGACGAGCCTGCTCGTCGTCCGTAATCTCCATCGGTTCTTAGGAGGTGTCGACCTCGTGCAGGCGATCGACACACAGCTTGCCGAAGGCAAACAGCGCCGGATGTTCCTGGTTGTCCTGGCGCCCGTCGTTGACCTGCCCGTGGAGCTCGCCCGGTCGTTCGTCTTACTTGAACACGATCTGCCCGACCGGGCGCAGCTCGGAGCCATCGCCGCGAACTTAGAAGAGGGCGCCGCCCCGGAAGGTGAGGCCCTCGACCAGCTCCTTACTGCGGCGGCCGGGCTCACCCGTTGTGAGGCCGAGGGCGCGTTCGCCCTGTCCATCGTTCGACACGGACGCATCCAGCCCGAGGAGGTGTGGGAACTAAAGACGGCGGCCCTACGTAAGAGTGGGCTGCTGGAGCTATACCGCGGGCAAGAGCGATTCGCTGATCTGGACGGCCTGGACAACCTCAAGAACTTTTGTCTTCAGGCGCTTCGCCCCGGCGACCGCAGATCGCAGCCGCGGGGCGTGCTGTTGCTCGGACCTAGCGGGACGGGCAAGAGTGCATTTGCAAAAGCCCTGGGAACAGAAGTCGGACTGCCAACGATCATCCTAGATATCGGCAAACTCCGCGGTAGCCTCTACGGTCAAACTGAGCAGCACACACGCCAGGCCCTGCGCCTTCTGTCTGCAATGCGACGCAACATCGCATTCGTCGACGAATGCGAGAAAGCCCTATCCGGTGTCGCGAACTCTGGTCAAACGGATTCCGGCGTAACCTCCGGACAATTCGGCACGATCCTCCAGCATATGGCCGACCATCCAGGGGATTCGTTTTTCGTCCTGACCGCAAACAACATCCAAGCCCTTCCCCCTGAGTTTTCCCGCGCAGGGCGAATCAATGCGGTCTTCTTCATCGACCTCCCCACTCCACGTCAGCGCGATCGGATCTGGGAAATCCACGCGAACCGCTTCGGATTACACCTGACCGGAGACCGCCCCGTCGATACCGACTGGACGGGCGCCGAGATCGCATCCTGTTGCGAAACAGCCGATCTGTTAGGTATCTCGATCCGTGAAGCAGGAGAGTTTACTGTTCCGACATCCCGGACCAATCCCGAAGCAGTCCAACGGCTGCGCACTTGGGCCCACGGGCGCTGCTTGGACGCGTCCCGTCCCGGCCTGTATCAGAGCACCACGCCCCCGCCGCCCCGCGCTGAGGGCGGACCCCGTCGTCAGATCGAACGGCTTGACCCCGGACTTAACTGAGGAGAACTGCGATGGGTGACAGAGCGAATGTGTGCGTCAAAGGTGAAGATGGCGCCGTGTTCTTTTACACGCACTGGCGCGGCAGCGAGCTTGACGCACTCGTGCACGCGGGCCTGCAAAAGGAGCTCCTGTGGGGCGATACCGCCTACCTCCGGCGCATCCTGTTCTGTGAGATCATCAAAGGCGCTCACTCGGAGGAAACCGGGTTCGGTATCAGCTCGGGCATTTGCGACAACGCACACCCGATCATCCTCGTCAACGATGTCGATTCCACGGTTTCCCTGGCAACCGAGGAAGAGCCACTCAAGCCCTTCCATACGGTCACCTATGCCCAGTTCATCGAGGACCCCGCCACGCTTCGCTACCGCAATTTCGATTCGGACGGCAAGGAAGAGCCCGAAGAAGAAGAGGAGGACTAACCAGCCGTGTCTGATGCCATGATCCTCTTCGTTGTCGTCGCTGCCCTCCTGCTGGCGCTCGTCGCCAGCGGGTTGGGCGGCGGCAAGCCCCGTCTCTGATCCTCGACCCCACACCACAGGAGATTGCCCCATGTCTCTGATTGACGCCTTGCCCGAGCTCGACTCCGAGCCGTCCGCGGCGTTCGCAGCCCGGCCCCACAACGCGGCCCTCGACCTCCGCCGCCAGACGGCCGCCGTTCGCGTGTCGTTCACCTGGTTCGGTACCAGGCGCAAGGTCACCAGCGACCAACGCGACGAGATGGCGCGTCCCTTTGATGCTGAGAGCGACAGCATCTCCGCCTCCAAGAAGCTCGTGAACACGAAGCATCCCCAGTTCCGCGCTTTGACCAAAATCAAGGGTCAGATCAAAGCTTACTGGGAGGATAACTCACTGCCCTTCCCCGAGGACGGCGTTCGGCTGATCAAGCAGAGCGCCTTGAACGACTTCGAAGCCAACATGGGGAGCCTGCGCGACGATCTGGCCCTGGCTGTGCACGCCCTGGCGGAACACTACGAGGAGCTGAGGGAAGAAGCCAAGCGCCGGCTTGGCTCGCTGTTCGACCCCGGGGACTATCCCGCGTCCCTTGACGGCCTGTTCGCCGTGTCCTGGGACTATCCCAGCGTCGAGCCGCCCGATTACCTGCTGGAGCTCAACCCCCAGCTCTACGAGCAGGAGCGGCAGCGGGTCACCCAGCGCTTCGACGAGGCCGTGCGCCTGGCCGAGCAGGCGTTCGCTACGGAGTTTTCCACCATCGTTACGGGCCTGTGTGAGTCCCTCGCCGGTCGCAGGGAGAATGGCGAAGCGAAGACGTTGAAGGAGGGCGCGATCCGGAGCACCCTCGAATTCTTTGAACGGTTCAAGTCGCTCCGCATCGGAGACTCGACGGCCCTCGACGCGCTCGTGGACCAGGCCCAGGACGCAATCCGGGGAGTCTCCGCCAAGGCCCTCCGAGTCAACGGCGATGTCCGCGTCACCGTGGCCGAACAGTTGGGCGCCGTCCGCCAGCAGCTTGAGGCCCTCGTCGTCGAAAAACCCCGGCGTCGCATCCTCCGCCCCACCCCCGCACCGGAGCCGACGAATGATCCTGTCGATCAGCCCTGACGGAACGACACAGTGTCTCTATACCGAGGATATCGACCTCGGCGCCATGGGTTCCCTGGCAATCTACCGAGCAAGCTTCGTCGAACCGCTCGGGGACTTGTGGTGGGCCGACATGGGCCCATCCGGCGGCCCCGAGCTTGGCCCCTACGCGACCCGGAGCGAGGCCCTCGCCGCGGAGGTCGCCTGGCTCGAAGAACACGTCCTGTGACCGCTCACGCCCCCTGGCGAGGCCCAGCGCTTCGCCAGGGGCCTACGTCGCTCCCTAGGGAGCGTGGATTGAAACCCCTGCGCCTTGGAGAGCCCCTGTGTGCTTCACCCTCTATACCCAGTTCGACCTCGGCTCAACCGAGAAGTGGCGCTGGTGGGCCCGCGCCGTCCGCCGGCACCAGCGCCGCTTGATGGCGCGCCTGCTCGCTGAGTTAAACGGCCCCGAGCCCCCCGTGGAACTTGCGCCCGAGCATCTCCCCTGGACCCTGGAAGACCTCGCCCGACTCCGCCGGCCCACAGCCCAGTGCTCATCACGCTACTACGGCGTGACGAAAATCCCGGTAAAGGGGCCCCGCCGTGGTTACTTCGCCTACCGCCCTCGGGACGCGCACCATGGCCGGAAGCGTCTCGGCTGGTACGCCACCGAAGACGAGGCCGGATGGAGCGTCATCAAGGCCCTGAACCCCAATGCCGTTATCCCCACCACCCCAACCGAGGGACCAGCATGACCCCGACCGACCGCGCCAATAATACCCAAGTTCTCGAGAACATCATTCATCGGAATAGCGAGATTATGGCCGTTCTCGTGCAGGCCGCCAACGAGAACGACGGAACCGGAGAGTGGAACTCTATCGGTCAGCTGACCCTCACTACGGAGCTAGCGCTCCTGCACGCCGACATTACCGCCCTCGCCCTCGTGCTCCAGAACGGCCTGCCCGATCCCAACGAACCAGATCGTTTCTGAACCCCTACCCCATCGGAGCCAACCCATGACTGACCAGGAACTCCTCGACCTGTACAACCAGCGCATGGCCGCGCTGGCTGAGACCGGGCGCCCTGCCACGTTGCTGCGCGACATGCCCAAACCCATGCGCGAAACCGTCGACCGGGCATCAGCACGGTTTCGAGCAACCGAGCAGCTCATCGTCAAAGAGCTCACGCAGCGCCGTGCGCCCGCCCACCTGCCTGGGGTAACACTCTGGCTCACGGCCGACGGGCTGAACTTCGCGGCACTGGATCGGGACACGATGATCCCGCTGGGATGGAGTGGTACGTACGCCGCAAAGTACATGACGCGCGGCCTGCTGAAGAAGTACCCATCAGAGCGAGGCGTCAAGCTTCCGCCGCAATCACAGAGTGCACACAGTCAATGACGGCGAACATGATGTTCTTCCGGCGCCGGTCTTCCCGACGTCCCGGCTCCCAGTAATCCGTGAACTGCACGCCGCCCATCGCCTGGACCTCGCGCGCCGGTTCTCCCGCCAACTGGAGGGTGCCCGACGCGTCGATGATCAGGTGGTGGGCGGCGGCATCATGGTACCAGTCGGGGTCCTGCTTGGTCGCGGCCCGCGGCTGGTTCGCCTCGGCGAGTTTCACCGCCAGCGGGTGGAGCAGCTTCGCGTTGCGCGGGAGGTCGATGTACGCCTCGAACTGGTAGCGGATCTTGGGAGGAACGACCCGAGGCCCCCGGGGAAGATCGAACACAGCCCCCGGGCTGCGCGTGATGACTACGGGCCCGTCGATCTCCAGTTCCAGCCCGTTGTAGTAGGCGACCGCCGGCTTATCAGCCCCAACCCCAACGATGACAGGCAGCGCCGCCAGGGCCAGGAAGTCTCGCCGCGTCAGCCCGGAGCCCGGACCACCTCGGGTAAGGGCGGCATCACCAGCAGGAGCGACTCGCTGAATGCGAAGGCTAACTCTTCCGTCGGAAACGGATAGCATGGCGTACTCCCCCAGGTCCACCCCGCTGTGATGATGTCCGGTCCACTCGCCGTCACCCACTCACTCCCACGTCTGATTCCGTACATGCTCATCCCTTCTTCCGAACGCCAACGCGCTTCTTGGGCGCGTCCTCGCCCCGTGTAACAGGTTTCACGCCGGGCTTGCGCTGGGCGTTGTAGATCTTCGCGGCCCGCGTCTTCGCCTCAGCCAGTGGCATGTCCTTCGCCAGTTTATCGCGGATCGCTTCGTACTGTTTCGGGATGGCACACCTCCATCAGCACTGATCGGGGAAAAGTGACCACAAGGGATTATCCTCAAAGTCGTCCGGGAACCAGTGCCAGGGCTGAAGCGTGAGGGAGTACGGTTGCACTTCGGCCGCGCCGGGCGCCTTCCCGTCCTGGACGCTGATGCACATCGGCCCCCCGGCGTCGAGCGTGCGCCGCCCCCAGGTGGCTTTCCCAACCCCACCGCAGCACGTCATCAGGCCGTTGCCCGACCCTGGCGTGGGCGAGGAGCCGAACCAGAGGCCAGCCTTCACCGTCGCCGTGGCGCCGGAGAGGATGATCAAGAGCGTCGTCTGCGCGTTGCCCGTGAAGGTGTAGACGTCCTCCTTCACGCCCTTCTGTCCCCCGCCTGTCACTGTCTGCCCGATTGTAATCGTCCCGCCAGCCATCTTGTGTCGCCTCCTCCACCAGCGTTTCCTACCGTCATGCGCCGCCTGCATCCGCTTGCCGATCGCCTGGACTTCGCGGTCCCACTTGTCCTCGACCTCTGGTTCGTCCTGCTTCACTCCCCACGAGCGTACCGCCAGGTTCCACACCACGTCGACCAGGATGAACCCTAGCGCAAGGATCAGAAAGAACCACTTCAGAACGCCGTTCATCCGCCGATCCTCACGCCGACTCGCTTCTTCTGCTCCTGAGCTTCTTTGGCTCGCTCCTTCAACGCGGCATACGTCCGTAGCGCCAGGGCTTCCTCCTCCGTCACTTGGCCGGCCGTGCGCGCGGTCTTATCCGCGAAATAGTCCTTCGATTCGCGAATGTGCTGGCTCTGCTGCATCTGCCGCTCCAACTGATTTCGAGCATCTATGCTGCGCCATTTCTCGGTCTCGACGTCGCTGACGCGCAGGCCTGAGAGGAACGGCACCAGTTCGGCGACGGCCCAGTGCTGGGGACCGCCGGCGTACTTCCGGGGATCGATCGCCCGGTTCACCGTCGAGAGCACGCGAGACGCGGGCGTGGCGCCGAGCAACTCAGACAGCATGCGACCGGTCGTCTCGTTCCCCCCGGTGACGAGGTTCTCCAGATTGCCCACGTGCAGGTCCGCCAGATCACGGCCCGTGAAGAACTGGCGACCCGTTGTCACCTCCAGGGGCAGACGCAAGCCCGGCCGGAGCATCCCGAGCGCGGCCTCGCCCGTCTTCGCCACCGTCTCCTGCGGGGTCTGGCCGATCTTGAGGCGCCCGAACGCTTCTTCGAGTGGCAATCCCAGCGCCGATAGATACCGCGCTGTACCCGGCTCGACTTCCGGAAGGGGAACCGCCAAGCCGGAACGCAGGTACTCGGGGACGTAGCCACCCTCCTCTTCCTGGTTCATCCCAGAGAACCGGATTGGTCCACCCGTCATCACTGGTGACTGAGTGGCGCGGGCAAGTTGCTTCGGCAAGTTCTTGCGGGGATAGGTGTAGAACGGAATCAGCCGCTTCATGACGGCCTGCTCGAACGGCGCCAGATCGTTGTAGTCGAAGTGTGTGTCGGTCACCCGCTTCGCTGCCGCGACGTCCCCCCATCCCTGCTGGAGGAGATGCTGGAACTCCGTGAGTCGGAGCGTGTCCTCCGCCTTGGTCCCGAGCTGGCGACCGACGGCGCCGAGGTCCCCGAGCCCACCAAGGCCCAGATTCTTCCAGGAGGCCTTCGTTGCCATCGACCGGGGCAACTGCCCGGCGATCTCGGCAACGCTCTCCCGCGGCCCCAGCGGGTTGCGCACGCCCGTCGTGGGAGGCGCCATCCCCACGCGTTCGGCGATCTCCCCTTGGGGTCGACCGATCACACCCTGGATATACGCCCGTCGGATCAGGTCTTCGCGCTGTAGCTCCGGCGTCAAAGGCCCATGGCCCGGGATCCCCGTCACCATCGGATGACCTTCCAGCCCCTGCGTCACGGACCGGTATCGCCGTGGACCAGGGGGCAGCCCCGCCATCAGGGCGTTCTCCTCGACCCCAGAGCCGATGTTGCGCATGAGCGATCCGGGCCAGATCGAATAGGTTCCCGTCTTGAACAGGTTTTGCATGTAGTCGCTAGCGGCCAGCCAGGGCTGAAGCTCCTCGGGAACCTGCCAGCGGTTCAGGAGCCGGGTCGCACCGCGTGCCGTGGGATCGGGCAGCCCGTGCTGCTCCAGCAACCCCCGCATCGCTTTCAAGGGATCGTAAGGTTCGCCCGCAGCCGCCGCATCAGCTACGGCCTGCGCCATCTCCGCCGGCACATCGTACCCCAGTGCCTCCAGGGCCCGAGTCATCCCCCCTTCGTTCGTCAACTTCGTGCGCGCGAGAACCTCGGGGATACTGACGGCACCGCCGAGCTGACCCGACGGAATCGCGTTCCTGCCGATCACGTCGTAAACCGTGTTGGCGCTTCCGGCAACGTCAAGCGCGCGCTTCTGGCGTAAGAGCGTCGTCGCGATCGGGTCCGGATCCATGAAGGGAATCCGCTGCGCGCCCGGAATTCCTCCCTCGATGTTCGCCGCCGGCACCGTCTTGAGCCAGCGGCGCATGGCGACGGCACGCCCCTGAAGCTCGCGGAGCCGCTCGTGGGAGAAGGGAACCCCACCAGGCCCGGCGTTCAGGCGATCGAGCTGATCGCGGAGCAGCTCCTGGGTGATCTGCCGCTTGGGCAACGTTGGAGTCTTCCCCGCGTACTGCGGCGTCATCAGATCCTCGATCGCCACCCGGCCACCCGCCCAGTTCCGCAGCGCCTCTTTCCGCCGGATCATACTCCCGTGCGTCGTCGGCAGCAGTTTCGCCTTTCCCCCGAACGCCGACTGAACCAAGTCGAACAGGCCCCGCTTCTGACCGGCCGGCGAGTACCGATGCTGGAGGCCATAGCCCGCGAACTCGTCGTTCAAGATCGGCGTGTGCACCCCGGCCGCCGCCTCGATCGCCTGGGGGTCATGACGCCCCAGTTGCACCAGCCGGTCACCAAAGGCCTGTAGCCTCTGCTCGCCACCCGGGAGATGCGGCCCCACGAAGTCCGTCGGAACTGACTCGCGATGCTGATTCAGCCACCGGTCCAGCGCATCGGAGTCCATCCCGGTTGCCTGTGCCACCGCCTCCCGCTCCGGGTAGAGCTCGACGGCAAGCTCCCGGACCCGTCGCTCGGCAGCCAGGTCCGCCGGATGCTTCACCCCATGGAACGACGCCTGGATCTCCCGCCGGGGAACCCACCCCTGGGACTTGTCGAACAGCGACCGACGCCCCGTCTCCGCCGCCGAGGCAGCACGCGCCAGCACGTCCTCGACCGGTGCCACGCCAGGTACCTGGCGCAACCCCATATTCGCCGCTCGCCCCAGTCGGCCCGCACCCTCTAAGCCCGACACCGCCGCCGTCTGGGTCCCAGGAACGACCTTCTCGGCCGCAGCCAGGATCGGGTGCAGGCTCCGCTCGCCCGCTCTCACGCCAGCCAGCAGTCCCCGCGTGCCCGTCCCTGTCTTCGCGGCAAGCTTCCCGGCCCGCGTCAGCGCCCCCACGCCGCCCAGGTAGGTCCCCGGGTCCAACCCGATCTCCACCGCTGGCCCCACGAGGTTCCGCTCTGCCCAGTTCCCCTGACTCGGGTCATACCCCAGCGAGCGGAGCAGATCCTCCCCGTGGACGGTGTCCTCCTCCTTCGTCAACCCCGCCACATCCGACCCTGGCACCAGCGAGAGCAACTCCCGCGGCTTGCCCCCCAGGGCGCCTCGCAGAGCCCGGGCACCCGTCAGCTTGTCGAGCGTCGAACCGACGTAACCCAAGCCTGAGAGGGTGCCCCGCGTGAGGCGCGAGATCTGGCTCTCCGTATCCGCCTCGTCGAGTGCGGGGTACGCGGCACTCGAACGCGACCGAGGGAAGAGATTGAGCCGGTCGAAGGGGTCTGGATAATCGAAGGGCGAAGCCATGCGTCACCTCAGGTCACCGCTGGGCCGTGCACCTTCCACCCCAGCAGCGCGAAGAGGACGAACTGGAGCAGGTTACCCCCGATGAAGGCGTAGTTTCGCTCGACCGGCCAGTAGGCCCAGAAGCCGAAGATTAACCACAGCAGCATGAGCACCCAGAAGATCAGGGACTTTGGCATCAACCACCTCACAGTCGTGGAAGGTTCCACCACGCACGAAGGAACTCGGGAGGAAGCCCATTCAATTCAGGGCCTCGGAGATCCTGATACAGACTTCTCAGGACTGGGGATAGCGGTTCCCCTCGGAGCATCTGATTCGCAAAAGCCTCCGCCACAAACTCCCGTGGGTTCGTGGTTGCGTATTTGCCAAGATGCTGCTGGATTTGCTTCAGCGCTCCTGTTGGGATCGACACTCCAGGCATATAATTAGGCCAGTGATGCTCTTTCCAAGAATCTCCAAAATCACGTAAGTTCCGTCGTGATTGCCGATCCCACGCCGAGGTTCCTTTTGCCGGATTTCCAGAACCAGTCCATTCTCCTTGAAGAATCTGATCGTGAAAGGCGTGCCCGAGTTCGTGGATAGGCGTTTGATCCGCGCTGATTGGACCGGCCATTTCCCCTCGCCTGACACCCTTCCGGATGGACTGCTCCATCAAGCTGGAATCTCCCCACTGATCAAGATTCAGGTTGGGCATGATGTGCGGGTCCATCGCTTTTCGAACCGGACCAGTCATATCTGGTCCCCGCATGGTCAGATTCCACGCCAGAGCATCGGGCTGGTAGACCGCAGAAACATCCTGGATGTCATCGGAGCTTCCAAATACCGCGCGCTGGTATTCGGGCTCGATGTTCAATTTTGCTGGTGATTTCTGAGCTAGCGCCTCGAATCTCCCCAACGGATTATCTTGCCGTCGGAGTAACTCCAGCGCTTCCGGATGGGCAATCGCCCCCGACTCATCCCCCGCGAACCTGCCGATGGCCCTGGCGATCGGGTTGACGTCGTCGGCATGGGCCAGTGCCCGGGCGCCGCGGGTGGCACCCTGAATACCCTTGTACGCCCCAAGCGCCGGCCCCGCCAGGGCAAGCGGGTCCAGGATCATCTCGGCCCCGAAGCCTTTTGCCGCTCCCCACGGGTCGTTCTCGTCGCTGAGCCCGTACGCCGACAGCAGATCCTGACCACTCGCGCGCGAGCCGATGTTCCCCGCCAGAGCACCACGGAGGAGAGCACCTGGGGTGTCGAGGGCATAGCCGACGGAGCCAAGGGCGGAAATCAAAGGATTCACGCTGAAGTCCCGTCCGTGATCCAGCCGAGTGTGACGAGAGCAGCCAGAAGCGACGCCAGGGCCGCTCCACTGGCTTTCGAGCCAGTCACGGCAACAGGAGCTGCTGCTACGGCCGTCGCGAGCACGGGAGAGGCAGCCTGAAAGACACTCGACGCCTGGGTGGCCGCTGTTCCGAGTCCAAGAGCCGTACGGCCCGCTGCCGCCGTGATGACCCCGGTCGCGCCCCCGATCGAGATCACCCCGGAATCACTGACGGCCGCGTTGATCACGCTGACCAGGTTGCCCGCGAGATAGGGGTTCGCCAGCGCGATCGCAAGCTGGGACTGGGTGTCAGGATCAAGCGGCATCGTCGTCCCCTCTGTCAGATAGGCCCGCTCACCATCGTTTCGAGCCACTGGCGATAGGTGATTCCATTATTGTATGGTGTGTCAAGCCACGTATTGAGCGCGGGGACAATGTTCTGGAAGAATACGTTTGCCTGGAAAGCGTTCAAATACTGGAGCGCCGTACCCGTGAAGATCGGATCGGCGAAGTTGGCGCCGGACTGCGTCAGGATACCGGCATCCGTGGTGAGGGCACGCGCAGCCCTCAAGATGTTCGCTGCCTGGGCCTGCGCATCGCTCGCAAGATTCAGTTGGACTGCTGTGTACACTTGGGCCATCGTATCCTCCCTCAGTTGATCTTCCGGGCCGTCATGTAACTTCCCTTCAGCACCGAGTTGCTTTGCGTACTCGTGACGCTGGCGAACTGGAGTGTCACCGTACCGGCGTTCGAGCCGTTTGCGATATAGGCGTAGATATGGACACCACCCGTGAAAGCCACGGCGTTGATCATGTACGCCTGGCTTGGCGTCGAGAACGCCGTCTGGTTGTCGTCGCTGAAGACGGCGATACCCGTGGTGTTCCCAAACGTCGAGGTCGCGACTGTCGTCGGACTGGCTGGCCCGGTCAGTTGAAACGCCATGCCCCCAGTATCGCCGGTCGAACCCGTGCAGGTCAGGTGGAACTCGGCCGTCCAGATCTCGCCGGCCCCGATGGCGAACGAGAGCCCGGTCAGAGCATTCGTGCCCTGGGTCGCCGAGGTCGTTGTCACCGTGCTCGTCAGCCCACCATAGGCCACCCCAGACGAGTACTTTGCCGACGACATCAAGCCGTAGGCCACCATGGCCGCCGCAACATCACCAGACTGCTGACTGGCAAGCGAGCCACCGAAATAACTGATTTGAGGAGCACTTCCGCTCGTACCCCAACGAAACGCTTCACGGCCACCTGAGGTTGCGTTGAAGTCCTGCGCCATCAGCCGGCCAAAGCCCGTATAACTCGCGTCGGTACTGACCGTGAAACCGGCGTCGAGATACGCCACGTCGCGGGCGGTCGAGGTGCTGGAAATCCCCTGAAGATCAACAAGTGGGGCGGTCTGTGAAGTTCTGGCAAGAACAGTGACCGGCGTTACACTAGAAGTTGGAGCGCCGCACAGGATACCACCTGTTCCTGCTGGCTGATTCCAATCCAACCGAAAACCGACTATACCGGCTGACGCTGTCGCCACCCCGGAATTGCCATTACCTGCAAACTGTAATGGCACTTGGCATCCAATTAGGTTGCCACTTGATGAAAAGACTGGCGTAGATATATTGGCAGTAATCGATAATGTTGTGCCATCGAAAGTCAATAAGTTTGACGTGTTGACCACGCCAGAACCAGCGAACAATACTCCGTTGGACTGTCCCCCGCTGACCGTCGTCGTGCCGATTGTGATCCCACTGCTAGAGTTGGCCAGCACGAACGCGGTAGTAGCTAATTGAGTCGTGTTCGTGCCAACCGTCGCCGTGGGAGCTGTGGGAGTGCCGGTGAACGCAGGAGAGCCCAGTACAGCCAGCGTCCCCGTGGTTGCCGGAAGCGTCAGAGTACCGCTGGCTGTCGCGGAGGCCTGAAGCTCAGTCACGCCACTCGAAGAACCCGAGAGCCCGACCATGCCCGTGAACGTGGGACTGGCGATCGGAGCCAGAAGAGCGAGCGCTGCCGTAAGGCCGGTCACACCCGACTGGGGAATGGCTCCAACGTAGGCCGCGGCAATCGCGGTCCCGTTCCAGACACCCGTCGTAATTGTGCCTACAGTGGCGATGTCACTTCCGACTAGTTTCGCCGCCGTGATCGAACCGGCCAGCATCGCGTTCGTGACCTGGGCGGCGCCGATCGTCGTCGTGATCGCCGTCGTGCCCGAGCCGGTCACATTACCGGAAAGCGTGATCGCCTGGTTCGCCGTCAAGAAACCCTGCGCGCCTACGTAAGTCTTCGTCGCGACGGTCGAGGACGTGAGGCCCGAGTCCAGGAACGCCCCGGCACCATCCGAGGCCTGAATGGCTCCCGAGGCGCCGACGGAACTGCCACCACCCCCTCCTGAGCCATTAGCCGCGGCTGTGATCCGGCCCTTGCCGTCCACGGTGATATTAGCATTCGTGTAGCTACCGGCCGTCACTGCTGTCGCGGCCAGGGTAACCGCAATCGCCGTCGTGCCCGAGCCGGTGGCATCCCCCGAGAGCGTGACCGACTGATTCCCCGTGATAAATCCCTGGGCACCGACATAAGTCTTCGTGGCAAGAGTGCTTGTGGTCAGCCCGGAATCCACAAACAGACCGCTGCCGTTGGAGGCCTGGATTGCTCCTGAGGCGCCCACTGCCGAGCCCGCCGAAGCGCTGGCATTGATCACGGTGACCATGTTGCTGGCCAGATAGGGATTGGCCAGCGCATTCGATAATTGGGCCAGATCTTTTCCGTCGAGCTGCATTGTTCACCCTGGTTCACTAATGCTAAGCGCAGGCCCTGCGCAAGTTCAGCCCCGACCCATCGCCGCCAGGAGGGGATTCTGCTGCGGGCTCCGCCCCGCCAGTGCGCCCGCTCCCCCGGCACCCGCCCCGGCAAGCCCGGCCCCGGCCGCGCCAGCACCCGCCAGGCCGGCTCCTGTGCCTCCCGCCATCATCCCCGGCGGCATGCCGCCCTGGCCACCCTGCTGGAGCATCTGGAGCATCGCCATGAGCTGCTGGAGGCTGGCCTCGTCCCCGTCGCTGCCCGTCGTGTCCTGGTCCCCCGGGGGAGGGATCGCCTCAACCCCGCCGGGAGCCGGGGGCTGGGCCCCAGGCTGGCCCAGGAGAGCCGCCAGGACGTTTGGGTCCATCGCCCCGGGACCCGAGTCGGCCGCAGGCATGCCACACGTCGGACACGAGCCGTCGTCCGCCGTGGGCGCACCGCATGATGGACACGGGGGACCCATGCCGGCCATGCCCATCGGACCACCCGGAAGCGCCCCGGCCAGCATCGCCTGCAAGATCATTGGATCGGGCTGCTCCCAGTTCCCCTCGGGATCGGGGATGCCCGCGCCCATCCCGCCGCCCATCGGAATCCCGCCCCCGCCGCCTGGAATCATCATTACACCCTCCCGCGGATGTGCTCAAAGGCCAAAAGACTCTGTTACAGTCTCCCCCCGGCGCCGAAAGCGCTTCGGAGCGGGTTCTGTCAACGCAACGATTTGCACTTCCTCCGAGACCGCATTGATCGCTGTCTCTACCGCTTCCGCTTTGCGTTGCCATCGATCAGCCCGACGTTGGCCATTATGCCGCCACTCTCGGTACTGTTCGGAACAAGGATGTTTAGGATCCTCGGGGTATCGTTTCAAGTCCCGCTCCTCTTCGCTCTTCATATCCTGGCAATGCCTGACGAGTTCGCGAAGAAGACCAATCTGCTCGGACGTCACACCCCCACCGCCTGGAATCATCATTCGAATAATCCTCCTATCGGATTTCCTCGATACATAGCTCGTGCGCCTGGGACTCCCGGAGTCTTGGCAGTCTTGTTGCCCTTAACACCAACACGAAGCTTGCCCAACATCTGCTGAACCAGCCTATTATTTCCCTGCCCGAGTTCGAAAGAGAAAAATGGAACTGCGCCAGACAACCGTGATTGGATCTCCGGCCCAAACGCCATCATGAGCGCCTTCTCCTGATCAGGAGTCAGCGAGCCAAATGGCTCAAGCTGCTGTAGCGCACCCATCAGCGAATTTGGCAGTCCCAAGCTCTTGAGGCGCTCCGCACCTGATGGCGTAAGACCGATCTCCTCCTGAAGTCCAGGTGGTAGCGGAACATTGGCTCCTGCAAGAGTCGCGGCTCGAAATGTCGGATTTTGAAGCTTGGCCTGATCGGCGGCAATTTTCTCTCGCTCAATCTTGTTGGATTCAGGCAATGCCGCTGCCTGAGCAGTAAGAAGCCCGGACTCCGCCTGAGCCTTCTGCCGTTGCATCGGCAGTTGTTCCCGCTCCAAGGCCAAGCGACCTTCCCCAAGCCTGGCACTCGCCGCGTGTGCCGTTGCTTCTGACCGGAGTGTCGCAACTCGTGCATCAATCTCAGCACGTCGCTGGGGATCGTTGTATTTCTCCCGCTCAAAAGCGAGCGCCTGCGCGGCCTGCTCCTTCTCGAATGCAAGCCGAGATTGCCCCAAGCCAACGCCTGCCTCTGTCGCTCGGGCTGTCGCGCCATGAGCCTGAGCCTGCGCTTCGGCTGCGCCAGCTTGCTTGAGGCCAATCTGCCGCTCCATTTCGCCTGCCGCCTGTCCCTGATACTCCTGATTAAACCCAACGGCGTTCCGGAGACTCTCGGAGTTGCTCGCCAAGCCTCCCCGCGCAAGCATCGCATCCACCACTCGTTGCTGATTCGTCAGACGATCCTGCGATCCCAATGCCTCTTGCAAAGGATTGACGGTAAATTCCCGCGTCCCTGGATCGGCGCGAAAGACCGTGGCACCCAATGGCGATTGGCTCGACTGCATCCACTGACCACGGCTCATGCCACCGTGGTACTTCGCAAACAGATCCGAAAGTTCTTTCCTGTGAGCCGCAATCCGAGGATAATCGTTGACGCCAGAGCCAGCCGCCTGAGCTACGTCTGCGTGCTGGTTAATCAGGTTCAATTCGGCTTGTCCAAATGGTATCGGAGCCTGAGGAGCCACGGATTGCATGCCGGGAGCCGGCGCGGCCATCGCCTGACTTCGCGCTAGGTTCGCCGCCACATCCTGACCGACTCGTCCCCACTTCGCCGTATCCCGTTCGGCTCCTCCAGAGCCAAACACAACTGGGGGCGGCGACATCTTGATGCTACCGTCCGGCATGCGCACGCCCGGCTTGGGAGGAACCGCACGAATACGACCTGGCGCATTGATCCCCACTCGCTTAGGCGCAAACGAAATATCGGGATTGTCGAAAATCAGGTCCGTCGCGAAGTCTGCCATAGATCACCCCGAGAAGGACGCCAGCGCCGCGAGAATCGCATTTTGTTTCTGCGCCTGCACCTGTGCCAGCGCTGCCTGGTAGTCGAGCGCCGAGCCATACTCGCTGGCCTGGGCCCCGACCTGGGAACCATACTCCTGCGCGCCCACGCCGGCCGCCCCGATATTGGTTTGCGCGGCTTGGTTCTGGGCGTTCGTCGCGCCCGCCACGTTCTGGGCCAGAGCCTGGCCGAAGTAATTCGCCTGGAGCGCCTTGGCCAGGGGCGACGTCGCCCCCAGCCCGCTGCCGGCAAGCTGCTGGGTCGCCGTCTTGGCCTGCCCCTTGGCCTGTCCCCAGTTTTGCGCGTTGTTCAGGTTGATGTTCGCCTGAAGCTGCGAGGGCGAGATCCCCAGCCCCGCCGGCACTCCGGTAGGCGGTGCCGCCACGTTGGGCGCAGGGGCCGCGCTGCCGTACCCGTAGTTCCCGACGGCGCCTCCGCCTCCGCCACCCGAGCCACCACCGCCAATCCCCGCCTGGCCCGCAAGCCCCTGGAAGTAGGGCAAGAGCGTGTTGAACCTACCCTGCTGGTTCTGAGCCGACAGGAGGGCCGGAGCCGCACTGGACACCGCCGCCTGCTCCTGAGCCTGCGCCCCCTGCTGAGCTCCATACTCCTGGGCCTGAGCCCCGATCTGAGCCTGCTGGTTGCCGTACTGCCCCTGGAGGCCAGCGATCTGGGTGGCGTACTGGCCCTGCTGCTGGCCCTGCTGGAGCTGGTACTGGTTCTGCTGCGCGGCCTGGGCCTGGCTCCCGGCGTTAAAGCCACCACCGCCGGCCGGTTGCATCAGAGCCGCGTTCAGCGCATTCAGACCCGATGGCGAATTGGCACCCCCCGAGAAGAAGCCGGCGCTCGACATTACAATAGCCCTCGTCTCGCTCTAACTTACCACCCGCTCCCAGGATACCCACCTATGGGCAGCCCGATCAATCAGGTGCACGGATTCCCCCGGTTCCCCAACAGTCCAACACCCCAGAGCTTTCTTCGGAGGAGCGCATTTCTGGACGGCATCTTGAAGTGTTTCTATGGACCGGGCCAACCTCCCGACTCGGGAGCTCAACCAGGCCTGGATGCAGAGGGCAACGAGAGCATCAAGGTCTACCAGCCGCCTACTGACTGGGCTCCCGTGAACGCCTTTCTGCGGATCCCCCAGGTCGTCTTCCTGTCCAAAAGCGTATATCAACAATTGGGGTTGGGAACCGTGGCGCTCGTTTGCTGGACCCAGGCGCACTATAACTACACCACCTGGGGAAGCACTGGCCCAGACGGAGACTGCGAGGGAGCATATTACGATCCCACGGCAATCATCTGGACCCAAGCCGAACTGGAGGGTACCGCTCCCATCACGGATTCCGAGCAAGCCGAAGACGCTCGCCTCACCAGCCTATTCGAGGAGGTCGCCTCTCGCCTCACCATCCTGAGACCAGGGCGAACGTTCGTGACCTACTGGAGCGAGTGGGACATCGCGAACCCCGATAGTTTTGGCGGTCCATACGGCATGGATTACACCATGCGGCATCTCTTAGCCCCCCCGCTCACGGAAACCGTGTTCCTCGGGACTGACTTCCTACACATCTACTGCGGACTCCCTGTCTATGACAACGCGAGCCGCTTTAGCGCCGGACGTGTCTTCGCATTCACCACCACCTCTCCCGAAGATCCCACATCTTTCACGCCATTCAACTCCTCGTACGCCAGGCTCGCCCAGGCTTACCCCCTCTTCCGTCGCTACGCCGCTTGGGTCTATGCCAACCGCTTCGACGGAAACGGCATCGACTGGACCGCCAACGACGGCGTTACCGTGGAAGACACAAGCATCGCGGACGAATCAGGAGACGCGTCGTATCCCCAATACCCTTTCGGAAGTTACTCGTACGACTTTTCCGCTGGTCCATGCAGTCCCGTAATCACTTGGGTTCCCGGTGGCAGCCCGGTCGCCAATCCGTTCCTGTCGACCGATATTCCGTACTTCCCATCACACTTCGCCGTCCCCGATCCCATCGTCGGCGCACCCGGCCCTCTGATTCCCGACGCCTCCATCGCCGCCGCGCTTGCGCCTGTACTGTCGGACCAGATGGCCACAACCAACACGCAGGAGGAGACGGCCGGCGAGTGGCTGAAAGCCACATGCGACCTGTGCAGCGACTTCGGTGTCCAGTTCATGGGCGCCTCGACGGCTCTGACCGCCGACGACGTGGTCACCATGATCGCCGCATGGTTCGGGTTCGACCCGCTTACGGGAAAGGATTTACCGTCGCCCTAACTTAACCAAATTGGGGCCTGGAACTGGAACGTGACGAGCGTCTGAGACTCAGCCGGGGGAGGCGGGTTCGTCACCACGACGAACTGGTGGAGAGCCTCGATCCACGTCCCTGCGGGAAGCTGATCGAGCGGGTTGAACTGAGGGATCGTCGCCATCACCGGAGACCCCGATGTCTTGCTCTTCAGATCCACGGGCATGTTCGGACCGGGGGGATTCGTGATCGGCTGCGTCGAGCCGTTGCCGAAGATGTTCACCAAGTAGGAGCCACCCGATCCCGAGACGACCTGCGCCAGGAAGATCGTCGTCCCTGCGGTGGTAGGCAAGCCAATCGGCACTCCGTTCCAGAGGTAGAAGCTGCCGTTCAGGTTGATGGGTGCGTCCGAGAGCGTGATCCCATCGGGGCCGATCTCGATGCCGCCGATCTTGATCCCCCCAGGGCCACCCCCGCCGGAGTCCCCACTCTGGGCATTGGCCCCGAAGTTGATGGTCCCCCCGTTCATGTTCAGACCGTTGGTTCCTGCCGGGCTATTGATCGTCAGCGGCGAGTTCATCGTGACGGGCGCGTTCTGGGTCTGGGGGATCGAGTCATCCAGCATGGCATAGAGCTCTTGCGCCAGCAGGGTTGCCCCCACAGGCCGGATGTCCCCCGTCGTCGGGTCCGCCTTGATCACGCCATCCCACGTCTCGCGCAAGAGCCTCGTGGCCTGATCGCCAAAGAAGCCCAGGAAGAAACAGAAGGGCAGCGCAATCAGCCAGTCATACCAGTGCATCTAACCCACCGCCTCCGCTCCATTGACCGTGATCCTAAACACGCGGATAGGCTCCTCGACCTGGACCCCGGAGATCTCGGGGCTCACGTACCGATCGCCCGATACGTTAAGTTCCAAGTGCCCTTCCAGCCGCAAGATGGCTCGCCCCTGCCGCTGGGTGAGGTCGACGATGCCCACTGGGTCACCCGCCGTGATCAGGATGGAGCCGTCAGCATCCCGGGTCCACGGGCGCGGCTCTTCGATGTGGTTGTAGTAGAGCTGGAGATCCGCCGTCCCCACGCTGACCGGCACAAAGCTGATCTCCACGTCGCGGGCGTTATCCGCTTCCAGATCGTTGCTAAAGCGAAACCAGCCTGCTCGCCACTGGTAGTCGATGCCGCCGACGACGTACTCATCCCCTGGCCGGGGGATGCACAGCCAGGGAGTGAGCACGTCCAGGCGGGTAGCGCTTCGTGCCACCACCCGGCGCCACTGCCCCTTGCTCGTGCCGGCCGTCATGAAGACCGCCAGGTTCACCGAGTCGGGCGAGAAGTTGGCGCCTAGATCCGTCAGGGAGGTGGCCGAGGAAGAGCCCACGGTTCCACGCACGGTTGCCCCTGGAGTCCGTAAGCCATCCGTCCAGCCCACGTTGAGACAGCCCATTTCGCGATGGTCCATACCAAAGAATACTCGGGCAATCCCCACATTGGCGTGCGTACTGGAGCAGACCGGACGATGGTACTCCTCAATCCACCACCGGTTCTGTCTGTAGTTGAAGCAGATCGCATGGCGTGGATATTTACTCCCGGTCATCGCCACGAACCACCGGACGGTCGCGTGGACCTCCGAGTAGCAGGCGTGCCAGAACGTCGTGGGCGCGTCCCAGTTCACCCGGAGCGGGCTCGGGCTGTCGTCGCGGAAGATGTCCTGGATCGGCTCGCTGATCGCCTGAGAGATCCCCCCGGTGAAGGCGTGGATTCCCTGCTCGTCGAGCATGTACGCCGTGTCCTCGGCCTGCACCCAGCACCTTTGATTGATACACCCCCGCTGAGAGGACAAGAACACCGCGCCGTCCGTGGCGGGATCGTCCTTGAAGGTGAACCGGTAGATATGCCGGTTCTCAAGGATGTAGAGGAAACTGGAGAGCGCCATCAGGCCCGTGAGTTCGTCGCCATCCTCTTGGAGCTCCAGGGCATAGATGGGCGGCCAGCCCTCGGGAAGGCCCGCTTGGGTGTAGTAGACGAGGCGCCATTCTCCCGGTGCGGGCCTGATGGCGTAGAACGCAAATAGGCTCGAACTATCGGTGTACAGGCTGTCCAGGGTCAGCACCTGGTTGACGGTATCTACCGAGTCGATCAGGTACGTCGAGTTGGCCCCGACCACGTAGAGCGTGCGCCCCGCCATCGTGACGGGCCAGCGGGTTCCAGTGCCGTAGACATGGTTCGACCCGGCCGTTACCAGGACGTGCCCATCCGTGTAGACCCCATCGACCGCGGCGAAGACACGGCCCAGGAACGGAGCCAGGGCCGACTTCCACGAAGGGGGGAAGCTGTTCAGGTTCGCCAGGCTGTTCCCCAACTCATCGAACAGGGGGACCGGCGTGTTGCCCAGGATGTCCGTGTCGGAGTTGTTGCTGACGAAGAGCGTCGACTCCAGATCCTGCGTGTCGATGTCCACGTAGAAGGTCGAGGCCTGCCCCGCTGTGTTCCTGAGGATCTGTCGCCCCACCACCTTGATCGCGAAGGGGCCATCGGGAAGGGGAACGTCCACGTAGGTTGTCTGGCTGACGGAACTGGCCCCCTGCATGCCAAGGGGAGTAAGAACCACATCAAACAGCAAGAACCTTGCGATAATCTCGGGCACAGTAAACGTTTGCACGTTCGTTACGGTTACCGTATCACCGGGAGGGTAAACTGTGATGTCCTGACCACCAGCGTAAAACACACCGGTCGCCGGTGCTGTTTCATCCACGGTGTAATAGAGAAACGCCGAATTAATCCCAAAGCCATCAGGAAGCGAAGGACTATAGCCAGGAATAAAAGTGATCGCCGGGTTTGAAATCGGGCTCAGATCACTGAAATTCCCATATTCATCGTAGTAACGAACATAGGCAAAGTAATCGAAATTCTCTCCGCTGATCACCGTGTTGATCGTCTCAGTGCCATTCTGTCCACCCGACCAAGATGTGGTGGTGGTCATGAGGATGTTGCTAAACGCCCCCGTCAGCCAGACCTGACCGATCGGCTCATCCGGCGCGGGCACGCCCGCCACCTGCGCCTGGAGCTTCTGCCCGTCCCAGCGAAGCATGGGATCGATGCCGTTTGCCATCAGCACGAGGCCATCGAAGACGGGCACGATGTTGAGGGGATACCCGGGCGTCAGATCATCCCGGATCACAGCCCGGAGAAGGGTGGGCTCGCCATCGAGGATGTTACGGCCCCACGACTGGGCCGCCAGGACGATCGTCGCTTGCGGCAGGATCAGGAAACCCGAGGTCTCGGAGCACGAGGCCGACAGGACGATCGTGGCCGTGGCCAGCCCGGGATACTGCGCCGTGGCCGTCAGGACAATCGTCGCGCTGGACGTGACGGTGTAAGTGGCCATTCATCAAGTTATCCAGATACCGCACTCGCAGTCATCGTCGTTTGTAGGCTGTCGCCCGAACTCACAGACTGTGTTCCACCGCTGAACGGCGCCTCCATTTCGAGCGTCCCGGACGTCCCGGTTGCCGCCGAGCAGACGAACATGCCGTAGACGGTGTAGGTCCCGAGCATGGCGAAATTCACGGTACTGGCGTTCGTCGTCGCATTTCCTGAGACCGCCCCGTTGCCCCAGGCGGGCCGGTTGCCCATGTAACCCGTCGAGTAGGCGATCTCCGTCCAGCCAGTGTGAGAGGCCAGCGTGTCGCCGGCTAGCAGGGTGGGAGTGGGGCTGTTGTTGATGAGCCCCAGATACCACGTCGTGATCGGTGTCCCGCCGACAAGTTCCGTACTCAGCGTGTGGGCCAACCCGGCATTGGTGAACGTGATCCCCTGCATCATCGCACTGCTGACGATCAGGGTCAGAATCAAAGCTCCGAGGAGTACGCCAGCGGTCATCAAAAGTGCTCCCTTCCCGTTTTGATCTCACCCGTCGTGATCTGTAACGTGGGACTACATCCCATGACTTCGACCGTGTTCACCGGGATTTCCACCGGGACGGTGTCCGCCTCCCATTTGACTTTACCGTCAGGCCCACGGCAGACGGTGTGGGTATTGAGCACCAGCCTGGAAGGAGGCACTTCCTCCGCCTGCGCCTCGACCGTCACGAGCTCCGCTGTGATGTGCCCATGGCGCGTGAACGCAGGGATCGGGTCACCGGCCGGTAGCATCAGGATCGCCATCGCAACCGCCTCGTATCGCCCGTCCGCCGAGCGCACGGGAATCGACACCCGCACCGTCTGGTTCCCCCCTCTGACGACGTTTACGACCCTCGCACCACCCGTAGCCACGCTACACCCCCTCGTCCAGGTAAGGATCTTGACCCACGAGAAGCGCCCCCGAGGCCACCTGCGCCAGCACCCGGTCCCCGTCGGGCCGGCCGATCACCTGAGTCGCCAGCACTGGCCCCCCCGGATCACCCCCCGGCATCACCTCGAAAACCTGCTGCTGGGCCTGAACCACGTCGCTGGCCTGGTACCAGTAGGCTGCCAGGTACCTGCCGGGGGCCGTCAGATAGCCCAGTCGGTAGTTCTGGCCGAAGCGACCGGAGACCTGGGCATCCGGCAGAAGCGGCAACGTAAACTCGTCTGCCAGCACACCTTCCCGGTAGATTCTGACGATCGGCGCGGCATCCGGCAAGCCAGCAGTCTCGGCCGCGGCGAAACACTGGAGCTGGAGCGGCACCTCGTCCCCTTGCTGGTACCGGCCAAGATAGTCCTCGACCTGGTGAGGCAGCATCCCCGGCACATCGGCCCGGCACCGGAGAACCAGGATCGCGCCAGCCGTCCGGGAGACCGTGAGAAATCCCCCGCCCGCGCTGGCCCTGGCCGACAGCACGATCGAGGGGTAGGCGGCGACAGGGAAGGCGGCCACGGTCTGCGCCTGGCAGTGCAGGATCAGGACGGCCAAGGGCGTGGTGAGCAGGAAGTTGTCGAACGTCGCCGTCTCGCTGGCCGACGCCGAGAGGATGATCTCGGCCGAGGCAGTGACGCTGTACGTGGCCACGCATCATTCCTCGATTTGTGCGGTGAGCATGATCACCGGAGTCCCGGGAGAGGTCGCCTCGAACTGGGCCGACTGGCCCCCAGGGACAGGGATGAACAGGTCGGGAACCAAGAACTCGATCACCCCGCTCTGCGGCTGCACGTTCCACCAAAGGCCCCCGTCCGTCGGCGATGTCGGCTCTGCGCTGGCATTGGCCCCATAGGTCCCCTGAGGCGTCACGTTGTCGTTCGGGTTGTTCTTCGCCGCCACTGCCGAGGAGAAGGTCCCGAAGTTCGACGTCGATCGCGTCAGCCGGATCTTGACGGGCGTGTCCGTCCCCCCGGCCGGCTGCTGGCCCGTGAACCGCAGGCTCTTGATCACGAGCTGCTGATTCGCTGGCGCCTTGGCCTGGAGGAGGGATTTCGCTGTCGCAGCAACCAGGGTCACCTCGCCACTCGTAGCATTTACAATCACGCCCGCGATGACACACCTCCTAACCAATCCAAGCCCAGGTATTCGGCGTCAGCACAGGGGGCGTCCGGGTAATCACCACGCTTCCCCCCGCCTGATACGCGCCCACGTCCGGATTCGTCGTTCCCGAGAGCCCCGGCAGCGAGCCTCCCCCCTTGTAGCCGGCTCCCTTCAGTAACGAGCCGCCACCGCTCACTGAATTGAGCGAGAAGTCCAGAGTCGATTCTGAAGTGAACGGACTTGCCGTGCAGGTGATCGTACCGAACACGTTAACGCCAGGTACCAAGTATGAATCGAAGTTGTTTGTGTTATTGTAAACCGCACAATTCTGAAGATGGAAGTACCCGTACGACGATGCCGATCCACCACTGGTAAAGCCATACACGCAGTTCGACGCAATACAGTCCACGAGGCGCACCATTGCTGGACCAAGGCCCCCGTAGAACCCCGTCGGTGTACTGGGTCCCCCGACGTTATCCGCCACACACTCGATCACATCAATGTAATTGCCGCCGCTGAGATGGAAACCAATCGCATTACTCTGGTTCTGGCCCGTCGCGACACAGCGGTACGCCGAACTGTACGAGGTCAACACGATGCCGACGTAACCGCCGATGGCCGTACAGTACGAGTACCGCAGACTGTTGCCGCCGCCCGATGCAAAGCCGGTCCCCCCAGAGGCGGGAGCCGCCGTGCAGTTGCAAATCTCGGCTTGCCCATTCGACATTTCAAAGCACGTCGCCAGAGCCGATGCCGAGCACGTCTCCAACCGGATGTTTGCACCGGCCGCGTTGATTCCGGTGCACCCTGTGTAAGACGATGGATTCGTAAACGACAGGTTGTTGATGTTTACGTCGTTTCCAGTGACGTTGACACACGTTACGCTGTTGGCGCCAGGATTCAAGACCGGCGGCGTATCCGTATTCCATGGCGTGCGATTCGTGCTGTAGCCGGATACAAACGCAAACGCCGTCGAGGCGCCCCCTGGAGGCGTCATCCGACCGCCAGACACATTGTTCGACGCCGACAGCGTGTAGGTGCCAGCCTTGATATAGATTCCGTTGCTCGTAACGGCTAGACCCGAAGCCATCCCTGGAGTCGCCAGGGCACCCCCCACCTTGATCGACGCTGCGGTCCAAGACGGAGCCGAGTCCACCGTCACCACCGTCGCAGAACTGTACGCGGTGATCTCCTTCCAAATCGTCCCGTCCGTGATGAAGTTCCCCACCATCGCTGCGGTGAAGATCGCCGTCGTGGCCGTCACCGTCGTGCTGGCCGACGTGACGGTCCCGGTGGCGATCGGCGTGTCCCGAATCGAGTAGTCGGTACCACCGAGCGACGGATCGAACCCGCCGCCTTGGGAATCGCTCCCGGTGGTCCGGACCTCCCAAATTACGCCACTTCCGAAGGCCATCAGCTCACACTCGGTTTCTGCCCCACCACCAGTGACCCGGTCGCCAGGTTGCCCAGCACCAGATCCCCGGTGCTCCTGGCGATCGTCGCAGCGGCAACCACCGGGCCGGCCGGATCACCCCCGGGAAGCACCTCGAAGATCCCCAGGGCGATCCCCGTGAAGCCGCCCGTCGGCGCCTCGTAGAGGACGCCGTAACGTCCTACAGGATAGCCTTCCCCGATCCAGAGAGCGAGTGAGTAAACCTCATCGACCCGGGAATAGCGCAGGTGGACCATGTTGGCCACCTCGACCAGCGCATGCGTATCGAGATCGTACACCCGCACCCAGGGCGTCCGCGTGGTCGGCTCCGTCGGCTGGCCATCCTGGTCGCGCACGATCGTCCAGAGGGGCACCTCCTGCCCCTGCTGGAACCGGCCCAGGTAGTCGCTGGCGAAGTCCACCTCGGGGAAGACGGACCGGGCTCGGGCCCGCAGGATGATCGTCGCCGTCGCCGACGTCGTCGCGTCCCCGTGGACGGAACAGACGGCCGAGAGGATCAGCACGGCCTCCGCGTCCGTCGGCAGGTTATGCATCGTCGTCTGGCTGGCCGAGGCCGACAGGATCAGCGTAGCGCCGGCCTGCGCCATGATCTCGACGACGTACGGAAGCGGTCCATGCACCCACGGTTGCCGGCGCCGCACCGGCCGGATCACCTCGACCGGAGTCCGGAAGCTCGCCCCCGCCGGCGCCGGCCGGGCGGGCACGCATGCCGCCGCCAGGACGATCGTCGCCGTGGCGAACTGGACCGAGCGGTCATTCGTGACGGCGCTGGCCGCCAGGATGATCGTCGCCTCGGCCGACAAGAAGTAGGGCGTCGGGCCCTTCGCCGTCGCCCGCAGAATGATCTCCGCAGCACCAGCCACCGGGTACTCGCGATTGGCGCGAGCCGCCGCTGCCAGAATGATCGTGGAACCGACGGACCGGGGATAAGCCGTCGGGCCCTTCGCCGCCGCTGACAGGATGATCGTCGCCGTGGCCGCGACAGCCCATCCTGTCTTGTGGGTCGCAGCGGCATGCAGCACGAGCGTAGCCGTGGCCATCCCCTTAAGGCCGATCGCAGCCGTAGAACTCGCCCTCAGGATCAGACTCGCCGAACCGCTCGCCATCCAGCTCTCAGGTGGCCGGCTGCCGGTCCACTTCACCAGAAGATAATTACTGACCTGGGTGATCTCGGTCGGGGTCAATACCCGATTGTAGATCACCACTTCCATGATGTCGTTTGTGCATATACTGAATGGACCTCCTCCGATACACAGATTCGACCCCAAAACCAGCGCGTCCCCGCTGTTGGATGTGAGGTTTGCGCCATTAATGTACACTGCGGCACTCGATCCATTACTGACGGCGCATGTTACATACAGTTCTCCTGGCACAATCGGACTTGCAAGGGAGAGCGGATCTTCAAAACCACCCGGATTCGCAGGTGATGGATTATTTCCAGAATAAATGTCTCCGTTTAATCCATCCGCATTGATATACCAGACCGTTCCCTGTTCTAGATTAGTGATTTCCCCTGAAACAACTTTAACCGCTCCGTTCCAACCACCGTAAGAATGGTCCGTAAACTGCACAATCGGACCTCCAACATTAGCTTCCACCATCGACCACACCGCAAAGATGCTGATCGGCGTATTTCCAGAAGCGCTGAACGGATTACCGCGTGGCCCGTTGTAAGTCGTCGCATTTCCAGGCGGTATCTTCGCCGAGATGAAGAGTGGCCCATCGTAAATCACGTCCAGCCATGCAGCGTATTGATCAGCCTGCACGGCATTCGTCGGGTAAAACCTTAGCGACGGCAAATTACTGGGGCCATATAACTGGATCGCATAAAACGCGTACGGCTGACCGACCGGAATTCCAGCATCAGGTCCCGGATAGCCACCAGGCTGGTTGTTGATGACGAGCGCCTGGTACGAACTCTGATCCTGCCAACTCCAGATCTGATCTCCGGGAACCGCAGGATACTGAGTAATGGAACCAGATGCCGAAGGTGCGCTGGCGGAATAAACACCTTGGTTCGCGTCCAGCCAGAGCACGCAATTGGCGATTGCCAGAGGCGTCGTGATCGGAGGCACTCCCGGCGGAGGCAACGGCTGTCCGGAACCAGCCGGGTTTATCGTCACGGCAACCAGAGATGAACTGCTATAATTGTAAATCACGTTCTCAAAAAGAGAGCCACCGAATGACGCTACTACCATGTCGTTACCCAAAGGTAACGACGAAACAGAAATAGCGGCGCTCCCCGAACGAACCGGGGCCGTGCCCAAGTTCGTATTCGTCTCGCCCTCCAGAATGAAGTCCACGGTCCCGTAAGGCACCTCCGCACCGCCGACAGCCGTGGTGACATTCGCGCTAAGTTCGACTGGCTGGCCAGGATACGCCGTGTTCGGAACAGCGATCAGAGTCGTTACTGTCTGCTCCACCGGGGGCGGTGGGGGCGGCGGCGCCGCATTTCGAATCCCTAGGTCCCACTTCAGCGTGAGATAGCCAATCACGTTCGCAATCTCGGTCGTCAGAAGCGCCCGGTTATAGATGATCACCTCGCCGATGTCGGCGAACGTGTTCTGGGGTGCCATGGCGCCCAGAAAGAAGGCACCGCTGATGCCAAGCTGCGCGGCCGCTGGGTTCGTCGTGTAATTGATCCCGTTGGAATAAAACCCAGCCGTCGTGCCGTTTGACACGAACATGCAGCCATACGGCGTGTTGATGTTGAACGGCGCCGACTGCTGAGAGACAGGATTCAGGGTTCCGTCCAGTCCGCAGAACAGCATCGCGCCATAAGCGCCGATATACCAATTCGCTCCATTACTCAGAGTCTGCTGGCTCGCGATCGACGGTGATCCCCACACCACGAAGATCGTGATCGGGGTCGCCGAAACCGTATTGAAAGGGATCGTCCCAGGAGCGAACTCGATCCCTAGGAAGCAATTCGAATTGACCTCTGCGCCCGGCAGTGGGGTGAAGAAACGGATCGTCGGCAGGCCATTATAGGTCTGACTGTCGTACTCCGGCTGGTAGGAGACCGGAGACGTGATCGCCGTATTGTAGGCAAGCCCAGGGTTGCCCGGCGTCCCATAGCCGCTCTGGTCCAACCACCGATAGACCAGGTCACCAGGATTCGCCAGCGAGCTAAAACTGTAGACGTCCTTGCTGGCATCCAGCCACATCACACAGTTGGCAATGCCGAGGGGACCGGGCACGGCTCCCCTCCTACGTCACAATGAACGTCTGCTGGTCGGCCGTCTGAACCCCGGCCACGGAGCCCTGGATCAGGACGTAATAGGTCGTTGCGACCTCGAAGCCATTCACAGAAGTACAGGCGAGCTCGTAGAGATAGAAGCCCGTCACGTTCCAGGTTCCCCCGGAGACGTAGTTCCCGTTGCCCACCGACCCGTCGAGCGAGAATGTGTTGTTGTCGATCACCGTGACGGTGGTACTGCCATTGGCCGCGGTGTTGCCCAGGACGCCGGCCACCGTGACGTAGGTCCCCGTCGTCAGCTCGTGGTTCGGGCTCGTGATCACGATCGGCGTGGCGTTCGTGGCACCCGTGATCGACCCCGTATCCAGGAACGTCGCGACCGCCGTCACATCGGGCAAGATACCAAGAGGACCGTAAACCCGAACGGTTGGGAGAGCATCCAGGTTGATCGGAGTCCGGGCCGAATCCAGAATCAGGACAGGCGCGTTAAGTTGTGACTCCAGTTCAACATAGCCCAGAAACACGGGACGCCCCCTTTCCGATTCGTTCACTTTTGGTTTGCGCAGGCCCTGCGCAAGTTCAGGGGCCATCGAACTTCACGCGCGCCCATCCCATGCGCGGCCGGAGCTCGCCAGAGCGCTCCGCCACGATGTTGACCTGCTCCCGGCTTTTGCCGGGCTCGATGTCGTTCGGATCGGCATTCGTCTCCAGACCCGCGAAATCCCGAATGACGACCCGAACGACTGGCTTGACGCCGATGGCACACCTCCTCGTCAGCAGATCGTGCTCAGGGCGGCGATCGTCTTCACCAGGAGGGGACTGTCGGGAGCCTTGATCTTGCGCGACTCGGCCAGGGCGTGATCGCACAGGCCCTTGACGACGCCCAGGGTGAGCTTGAGGCGGTTGTCGCCGTCCGTCGCACACTGGGCCGCGCACGCGGGGTCGGCCGCCGCCTTGGCGATCAGGTCGAAGAAGGGCTGCACGGACGCCTCGCCGAGGACGCTGTTGATCTCCCCGGCGTGCGCCTTGGGATCGAGGCCGAAGCCCTTGACGCCAGCGTTGACACACTGAAGAGCCTGAGCGGGAACGAGCATTGGGAATGTACTCCTTCTGAAAATGGACGTCTCCAAAACATTGATCTCCCGGGTTCTCAGTCGCGATATCTGGTCCCACGTCAATATTTGACGTAAGTCGTTATACTACTGAGAGTTAGGGAAGAATTGGGCGGGCATGTACTTCGGTGAAACCCATCGTGGCCGCTGGCCACCCATTGCGCGGCCCTGGTAGCTTCGGCTGTCTGCGGCCATGGCTTCTTTCAAAGCGGTATTGTACGCCTCAACCGCTGCGCCTTCATCCTGAAGGTGACGAGCTATAGATAATTGTTTTTCTATCCCCCGGAGCATCGCCGTCTGCATACTCCCGAGCTCGACGTCTACGGGATCGCTGATCGCGTAGAGAGAGTTGAGCACGCTGGCCGTGGGCGCGTCAAGCACGGTCAACTGGGTCGGGCTCAGCACGGCGTTCACCACCAGTTCCTGGGTCGGAGGCGCCTCGCCGATCCAGCCCGTGGGTGCGATGGTGGGCGTGCCGATGCGCAGCACCGATCCCGCCATAGAGGAGTCGAAGGTTGTGCCAGCGCCGGTCACTGTGAGGGAGTTGGCATTGAGCGTCACAACGCCCGCGCTCACGTTCTCCCACCGGAGCGGCCGGGACCGCCTCTGGTACATGAAATCGATCGTCTTCTCGATCGCTGGATAGGGATGGAATCCGACGCATAACCTTCCTAGGTACAACCGGTTACCGCGAATACTGTAGAACCGCGGCGTACCCGACGAATACTGAAACCGCTGGAACCAGAGCTGATCGGTGGGGTCCGAGTAAGTCAGACCGCCAAAGTTGCCTTCGAAGATCGCCGTGTCCTGCTTGATGAAATCCTCGGGCAGCAGATAGTCATCCTGATAAAGCGTGTACGCCGTGGTCGGAGGAGACCGCCAGGTCCCCGAGAGGCCGTCCCAGGGCGTGAAGGAGAGGCCCGCCCCTGAAGACCCATTCAGGCTGAAGTTGTTCGCGTCCAGGACCGTGACGGCCGCCCAGTTGGCGTTGACGACCGCCATCAGTTGGCCGGTCACGGCCACGAGGACGTTCTCGATGATCACCGGATCACCCGTCGTCAGGCCGTGCTGGGGACTCGTGATGATGATCGGCGTGTTGAAGATGATTCCCGTGATCGGCTGCGGATCATAGTCGAGGTCCATGTCGAAGTTGACCTGCTCGGTCAACAGCAACGTCTGCGCATTCACCACCTGCTGGACGTCGGAGGTCACCACGCCGATCCGGACCTTGCACAGGGGACCCGCCCACGAGGGGAGCGGGCCGGCCTGGTAGAGGAGCAGTTGCCGGGTCATGTTGTTGTACGCCGCGAACCCGGTCACGAAGGGAGGATTGGTCAAGATCCGGTTGTGGTTGATGAGATAGGTCCAGAGCCTGACGTTGATCAACTCCCGGTAGGCGCTCTGACAGGCCCGCCTCGCATCCCGCAGCGCCAGCGCGTCCGGAGTGCCGCCGAGGAAGTCGATGGCGTGCTGAACAGCATCACAATAAACGAAAAATTCTATGCTCATTAGAACGTCTTGACCTGCCAGCCCGGCGGAACTGTGCAGGTACCGCCCGTCATGTCGAAGTCGATCCGATTGTCCGGATGATTGGCGATCGCCACCGAGGCCGCTGCGGGCAGCCGGATCGTCTGCCGCTGAAGGTCGACGGTAAAGAGGCCGGAGAGCGTGAAGCCCATCTCCTCGCCCATCGCCGGAGCCTGCTGAGTCATTGCGCCCGCATCGTACCGCTTCTTAGTCATTTTGCCCTCGTACCGTGAACCCCGGAAAGCTTTGCGGTGAGTGCCTCTTCCAGATCGAGACGCTTACGCCCATGCCCGAGATCCGGGTTGTCAGCGATAGCCTCTGCGACTCTCGCCTGCACCAGATCGGAGGCCACGCGATAAGGACGTGGAACCACTTCTTGGTCCGTAGGAGGTCGAACGTCGATCGCACCGGACACCTCCGCGCCGCGCTCCTCGGCCACCCGCTTGACGTCGCTCAGGCCGTCCACCCATGCACGCGGATCACCAGGGAAGCGAGCCAGACCGCCACTATACCACTTTCCGGTCGGGTTGACCCCCGCCTCCTCGGCCTTGCGCATGTACTCCTGAACGCTCCCCGCAGGCAGATGGGCGAACTGGCCGCCGCCGGTCTGGTGGTACCGGCCCTGCATAAAGGCCCGGTCGGTCCCACGCGCGCCTGGGAAGGTGCGAGTCGCCAGCATCTCCGCCATGTTGTGGCTCTGGCCATTCAGCCGCATCTCCCAGTACCGGACTTGGATGTCGAAATCCTGACTGACGCGCACCATCTCGAAGCGCTGACCGAAGGTGATCGTCTCACCGTCCTCGTAGGGTCTCAGCGGTCCCCTGGCCTTCCGATATGCTCGCCGGCTGAACGCCTCATCCTCGTCCACGGCTATTTCTCCCGCACGTCGTACACGGCTTTCGCCAAGGCAATGATCAGCCGCTCGGCATCGTCGGGGGAGAGCGACACGTCGATGGGCTCCCCGTCGTCCGCGATCACGAACGAGATCCCGACCCGCACAGGCCCCCCGTCCATGGGATGGAGACCGTCCACCGACAGGAACTCCAGATCGGTGTACGGCGTGGCTACCGGATCGTCGTTCATCGCGTGTTCCTCGGAGCCCCGTTGGGACCACCCTGGGATGTCGAAGCGCTCGCGTGCTGAGGCGGAGGCGCCGCCCCATTGCGACCTGGCGGCGTGCCACCTGGAGATGATGGAGACTCGCTTGTAGGTGCAGGGGGTGGAGGCATAGGTAATTGGAAAAGCGCAGGGTTAAGATCTCGAGTTTTCGCCCAAAAAGCCAACAAATTGTTGATCGGCCCGAGCTGGCCGGTGCCCTGGGCGAACTGGTTAAACACCGGCAGCAGGATCTGCATGGCGCTGTCGGCATTGGCCATGTCCCGGTCCCGGTTCGGCTTGCGGGTCGACCCCGCCTCGATCCGGAACTCAAGCTCGTGCATGCACGCCAGATCCTTCGACGTGACGTGGAGCGCCCACAAGGCGCTGGCCGTCACCCCCAAGATCGGCAGCACGTCGTTGGGCTCCAGGAGCATCCGGGCGGCGATCCCCTCCTTGCGGGCCGCCTCCGTCATCCAGGCCTCGACTCGCTTCGCCATGTCGTCAGGCCGGATGTTCTGGTTCTGCGACTTAATGTCTGACTCGGTGGCGCTCCTGTCCTGCTTCATCTGCGACGTGCCGTAGAAGATCTCGTTCAGCCCCACCCGCTTGTCAAAGTTCCGCTCCACCGCCTCAATAATCTTCCAGATGTCGGCATTCATCTGAGGGAACTGGAGAATCTGCACGCACTCCCGGATATCCCGGTTCTGCGTGTCGAGCTCCACCATCGACAGGTCCGCCCCCTCCAGGACAGTCATCTTCACCTGGTCCGACATCTCCTTGAGGATCGCCACCACGTCCCGCAGGGTGTTCTTGATCTTGGAGCACACAAAGCTGTATGCCCAGCAGAGGAACCGTAACTCGCCAAGCGCCGCCTTGAGGATACTCTGGGGCCACGGTGATCGTGGTACCGTGTGAAAATCGAGCACAGAGACGGGCCATAAGATCCCAGCCCCCTTGTTGGGATCGGCCCAGAAGGGAACAGGCCATGCGAGTCGCTCCTTGATGTGCTGGATACCGTCGCCAGGAGAGCCGTCGCCCAGCATGGGGAGATCCTGGATCTCCGGCGGCAGGTTCAGGGGGAAGTTCACACCCCGGGCCACCACGAGGTAAACGAAGTCGCCCACCAGGGGGTCCAGGATCTCGCTGTACTCGTTCAGATCGCCCGGCAGGAGATCGCTCTCGCCCCGGCTGATCCCCGAGCCCGAGAGCCGGCCGCCTACGCCCATGCGGCTATAGATCTCGTAGTAGACCATCAGGTCGTTCGTACGGCCCCGCTGCCGGTCCAGGTACCGACGGTTCGACTCCACCTCCGTCTGCATGTTGGCGCTCTCATACGCGCCCTTCAAGGAGCCCTTCTTCAGGCCAAACCGCCGCTCGACGGCCCAGATCGGCTGACAGATCATCCGGGCGATCCACCACGCTTTGGTGAAGTCTTCGGCATCCGGATCGACGAACAGGAAGTCGACTGAGTCGTAGAAGCTGCCAACCATCTTGGTCTTCGAACCAGGCGGCGTGATCATGCCCGTCCATAAGCAACCCCTTCCCTTGATGATCGCCTCTTTGATCGCTTGATCCGACTCATCCTTCAAGCCCAATTCGTTCGGCGTCCAGTTCAGATACGCACTGAGGAGAAGCGACTTGAGCGCGTCCAGATTGGTCCGGGCCTGTTCCTGCTGCTGGGTCACCATCCAGAGCATGGGATCCGGGATGGCCGTGGGCGGGATCTCGACGGGGAGGCGGGGATTGACCTGGCGGATGGGGTTCTGGGCGTAAAGGAGAGGGCCGAAGATCGAGACCACCTCAAACATCTTGCAAAGCGTCATCCGGAAGTTGGGCTCTTGCACATCAATCGATACACCACGAGATGCTTGTATGTCTCCCTTGTACACTAAATTATTGAAGTTGCCGCCCTCGGGGTGGTAGAAATCGAAACATTCGTCGGCTGTCTTCTGGAAGTGGGCGTCCTTGTACTCCTTCGCCTTCATCAGCTTATCGAGCCACAGACGGCAGAGTGGCCCAAGTGCAAACTCGCCAGTCGTCGCGGTCTGCATCGATCACCCCTACAGCGGAGATGTGCCAGCCAGGGAGGGGGCAACGCGAACCGCCGCCTTCTTCGCCTCAAACGCGGCGAGCACCTCGTTGATCGCAACGTCGCGTGGCGTCAGCTCCCAGACGCCACCTTCGTGGTTCGGGTTCTGCTTGAGCCAGGGATCATCCTTGTGGTGCGCGCCCAGCCGGAAGGTGTGGTCCTTGGTGTTGGTCGTGTGCAGCGCGAGACTGATCGTCTTCTCGCCGACAGCGATCACCACCCCCGTGCTCGCCATCGGGCCTGCCCGGTTCCAGTTCCAGAGCACGGTCATGCCGAGCTCGACTCGCGGCATCTTCCACTCAGGTTCATGGGTTCCGTTCTTCACGGGAAAACTCCTGGCTTGAACGCAGCCGCATTGATCAGGTCCAGCATCGCCTGAACCACGACGATCAGAAAGGGTCGGCTCCGCGCGTCCGGAAAGACCTCGGTGGCGTTGGCGAGCACGGCCGTCAAGAACGCGCCCTTGGTCCAGCCCTTCTCGAAAACCTGCCACGCCACATTCTCCAGCGCAACCAGGTTCACCTCGCCTGGAAGCACCGTCATGACGAGTTTGATCGCTGCCCAGATCTCAGGCCAGAGCATCAGGAACCTCCCTCGGGATAAGACGTTTCGTCGAGAGTACCAGAATCACGGCACATGGGGAAGCGCCCCGGCCATGCGCGCCTTCCACCGCCCGTTCGAGAAGGTCCCCGGGGCATAGTCACGGCTCTCGGCCTCCTTCAAGATCGCCTGGCACTCGGCGGGGGAGGGGAGATAGCCGGTCCGCTGCATGAACTGGAGCTTGAGCCGGTAGTAGTGGTCGAAGATCCGGTTCGACAGCCACCGGTCCTTGAGGTCGTAGTGAAGTGTGCGCTTGTAATCATTGTGCTTGATCGTGCTGGCCGTCTCGCCCGGAAACGTCCCGGCCCGGATGCCAAAGTGCCTGAGCATCAGGTAGAACAGCGTGTCATCGCAGCCCCAGCCCTGGAGCGTCTCGTCGTACCCGCCGGCCGCGAAGTAGGACGCCGGATGCAGGACGACGGAGCCCCCCATGTGGGAGCGAAGCGGGGCGGCGATGTGGTAGTGGTTCTCCCGGAACGTGCGCCTGACCTCAGTCGCCCAGGAGGGCTCCACGAGCACGTCGGCATCGAGGAAGGCCCAGATCTCATTGGACCGCTCGGCGTGGCCACCTGGCAGATCTCCAGCCGCGTGGCGAGCTCCGGCGTTCCGGGCCGCGCCCAGGTTGAACTTCTCCTTGCCGGAAACCGTGATGACCTGAGCCCGGGGATCGTTCAGGCTCCGCACCCAGTCCCCCGTGCCGTGGGGGCACGACCAGTCGACCACAAGGACGAAGACCTTGGGTTGATCGAGCCAGCGGGGAACCGTCTGCTTGAGGTGATCGAGCCGGCTCATGCAGGTCGTGATGATCCGGATCGGCGCGTCCGTGGTGAACGAGTATCCCGTCTCGACCTTGTGCGGGTGGGTGACGGCGTAGGGGAATCCCTGGTTCGGCGGTGCCACCTTGGCCCGGGAGCCGATCTCGTGCCAGGGGCCAAAGGGGATCTCCAGGCTCCGGAGCACATACACCAGGATCTCGTCCAGCCCCAGGCGACCAAGCGGGTACCAGAGGTGAATCTCCTCCTTGTCGTCGCAAAATGGCCAGATCTCCTGAAGCTCCGGCGAGTCGAGGATGCCCGAGGCCAGGATCTTCTCGGCCGCCTTCCGGGAGAACACCACACCCCCCCCGCTGATCCGCTCGCTGATCTCCCCCCGGTTCAGAACCGTTCCCGCCACCGGGTACTGGGGGATCGACCGCAGCGGACGCCAGAACCGGGTATCAGGGTCAACACGAAGAATCCAGGGAACATCCATGCTCAGACCCGCCGTCAGCATCCGGGACCACCACTGCCCTCCACACTCAGCCCGCCGGAGATAGAATCCATCCAAGTAGCGCGCCTTGTGCTGCTCGCAGAGCGCGGCGTAAGGCGGACAGTCCACGCCGTCCGAAAGAACCTGCACCGGCGCGTCGGGTGCACTGGCCCTCAGGTTCCGCAAGCAGTAATCTAGCTGCACTGGGCCTTCAGCGGCGACGGTCAGAACAACCCCGAAATTCATAGGTGTCTCGTGAACAAGGTGCTAGGAATCGGGCTAAATCGCACGGGAACCAAGAGCCTCAACAAGGCACTCCGCCAACTGGGCTTCAACGTCCACCACTATCCTTCGGACTCGATCACCGCCATGGAGGTCGTCTCGGGACGCCCCTACTCGATCCTCGAACGGTGCGACGGGCTGACGGATCTGCACGCCACGGTGCGGTTCAAGGAACTCGACGAGCAGTACCCGGGGTCCAAGTTCATCATGACTCTGCGATGGCATGGAACATGGCTCGATTCCTGCCGCCGGCACTTTGAGTACTACAAGGCCAATCCTGATGCTCAGCCTATCCGAAGCATGAGCCGCACACTTCACCTGAAAGCCTACGGCGCCGACGAATACGATGAAGCCACCTTCCAGGCGGCATACCAGAGGCATTCCCACGAGGTCGCCGAACATCTAGGAAGACAAGGACCTGAGAAATTGCTCCTCCTGGATGTCGTCGGCGGCCAAGGCTGGGAGAAGCTCTGTCCCTTCCTCGGCGTCCCGATCCCCGACCGGCCCTTCCCAGTCACACGCTAGACCAAGCCGATGGCGAGCACCTGCTGAGCGATCCCCGACGCTCGCGAGTCCTTGGGATCGAACCACAGGATCTCCGGCGCACCGGGCGCTGCGCCCGAGCAGGCGTCCACGATGGTCGCGCTGTCAACCGCCATGTACGCGACGTCGTTCCATGCCCGGATCACCAGGGGCGTCTCATCGGGCACGTTGAGCTTCTTGAACTCGCCGAACGTCACCGAAAACCTCCGAGCAGGCCAACCTGCCGACAGCCGTCCGGTCCACACACGGTTGCGGAAGCACCAGGAACCGGCGCATAGGTCACTGGAGGCAGAGCCGGCGCTACCGGCACGACGGATGTCGGTATCGTGTAAGTCCGCGTTATCGTCACTGGCGCCACCTCGGACGTCCTGACAACCTTGCGGGCCGGTCCCCGCGCCCGTGCGTTCCGCAGTTCGATCCAGTTCATCAGCCGAGTCTGGTCGGTATCCTCCCAGTCGAAACCGGAGACGTCCCGCGCCACGTACACCCGCACCGGAGGCGGAGCTGGCTCATGAATGATCTGGGGCGCAGGCGGCGGTTGAGCCGCAAGCCTGGACAACCTATTATCGATCGCCACGATCTCAGCCATCAATCTTCCGATCGCCTCCATCGTCTCGTGCCGGTCCGCCGCCATCCGCTCGATGACGGCAGCCGACCGGTCCACGGGAGGAGGCGGAGGCGCCACGGGAGAGCCGAACATCCCCTGGCCAAGAACCGCAATAAACAGGAGCGTGATCACGATATTCCTCCCTCAGTCGAAGTTGCCGTAGTTCCATGGCGTCGGTGGTGGCGGTGGTGGTGGCGGTGGGCTTGGCCCGGGTCCGGGCCCCGGGGAGGGATGGGAGGCACCTGCCCACCTCGGAGGGCAGCGAGATCCGCCTGGAGTGCGACCTTGTCGACTCCGAACGGGTCCAGATCACCGTTCGAATACCAGTCCGGCGAGAGTTGCGCGTAGCACTCCTCCACCCACGCCGGGTTGACGAGAGCCGCCTTGGTGATCGTTCGCGTCGACGCCCAGGTGCAGATAGGAACCCCTGACTTGTTATAGCCGCAGCTACACACACAGTGCCCACCAGCGATCTGGGCGGCCGCCCCCGTCACGACGTCCCAGAGGTTCGGCGCCGTCGTCCACCCCTGGGGCAGGTTGATCCCAAAGGTCAGAGGGCCGAAGAGGACCATCGCGACCTGGAGCTCCAGCCAGTTGGTCCAGTCCACCGAAACGTAATCGTCGTACTTATGAACCGCGCCCGCCAGGGTCAGCCCAGTCGCCTTGGTGTAATCGAGAACGTCTGTGATCACACAGCCGTTGTCGCCCGGTCCGCAGATCGTCGTGTAGGAGTTCCCCGTCTCCGCGTCGGTGGCGATCACCGGGGTTCCCGACTCGTTCCCGGTGTAGATGCCGATCTCGTGCTCGACGGCGGCAATGACGCAGTCGCCATCCTGATCGTTCAAATACATCTGAGCGATCGCCGACGTCGCCTTCCCGCTCAGGTCCAGCGTGTCCGGTGGCGCGGCCGTGGCCCCGAACCGAAGATAATCCCGCAGCCGGAGGACCACCTTCTCCGAGCGCGGAGGACGCCGCCCGAGATGCACCACTCGTCCGTCGTGAAGCGTGACTCTCTCGACTGGCATCGGACCTCCCTACAAAGGCCACCACCAGCGCAGGCCGGCGGCGTGATCAAAGAACTTCTGAGCATACGCCGCCCGCGTGGCCGCGTCCTTGGGCTCGGTCCCCGCAGGCACCAGGGCCGAGAAGGGCCCCGAGTACTTCTGGAAGAACGCCGCCTGCCGGGCCGTGGTCGCCGTCGTCTGGAGCGCGGCCAGAGCCGCCTCGACGGTCCCTCCTGCCGCGATCACGTTCCCCGCCGCCGTGAAGCCGTCCGCTTCTGCGCTACACACGTCCGTCCGGTTCCGGTGCCCATCCCGGATCTCCGGCACATCGGTCCAGAAGAAACCGGCGACTCCGCGGTTGTCCCAGAGGACGACCAGGGAGAGCAGCACGATCACCACCCATTGCCAGTTAATGGACGTGGGCAGCGAGATGGCGAATCGGCGGCGGGTCGGAAACGAGATGTACGACATGCGGCTTTTCCTTCGGCGCTTTCGACTCATGGTGACGCACCACGGGTGAAGGGGCAAGACCCGCCGGCGCGGCCGCAGCGACCGCCGAAGTCATTGCAGCCGGCGCCGGCAGGATGGGTACGGGGTCCGGCGCGACTGACGCCTGTGTACCTCCAGGCATCACGGTTACGCCGAAGTACCCGTATCCCTTGTAGCCGATCGCGTCGGTCACGATCACGGAGACGACGTAGTTTCCAGGCACCGCATAAACGTGTTCCAGATCGAAGGATTGACCCTGAAGGCCAAGCGCCTCTGATCCTGAGCCGTCGCCGTAGTCGACAGTGGCTGTGCAGGAGCTTGGGGCTGGGTCGGTGAAGACTCCGGCCCGGCAGAATTCTCCGGGCGTGATGATGGCGTTGATTCCGGCATCGACCACCGGGGGGATAGGTTCGATCAGCGGTGCCAGGAGACTCCGGCACTCAAGCCGATCGAAGGTGAGGGGACGAATCTTCAAGAGTGTCTCCGGTGGGATTCAAACCCACAGACACGGTGCCTTGCGTTCCTATCTACCCGCGGCATTTCGCGTCGGCCTTTTGAGAACGGGCACTTCAGAGACGCCGCATTTCCGTGGACCGCAACCCACTAGGGCGCGTGCTCTCTTCGCTGAGCGGCAGAGACAGAGACAGCCTACCACGATTCTCCCAGATGTGCAAACGACGTCGCCCGGCACTTCCGAGAAGCACCGAGCGACAGAGGGATCGTACGCGACCTACAAGTCCATCAAGTTTCAATCCGCCCCCAGAGTTAAATCCAGGGGAACTCATTCTCTCAATAACCACAAATTAGGTCAAGCCAGAGTCACCCCCCGCTTGTCGCCGCCCTGCTTGCGTGCCCATGCCTTCTCCGCTGCTTTAATACTTTTGTACGTCGCGTACGAACCCTCTTGACTCTTCTTGTGCGCGAGCTTGGGCTTGTGGTAGTATAAACCAGTGTACATACACAGATAGCCTAGATTATCACATTGGTGGCTGTCCTTCGCCAGCGGCTTGTCTGTCACCTCACCGGCAACGACCTTGAACGCGTACCGCTCCATGTTGCGCACCAGGTGCGGGCAGGAGCCGCGGAGAATCCGGATCTTGGTGGTCCCGTCAGGCCGCACCCGGAGCCAGTCCTTGATCCGCAGAATGCGGCCCGTGGGATCATCGTACCCGTAAGTCAGCATCGTGCCACAGGTAGGCGTGCGGATCTTGAGCGTCTTGAACGCGTTCCGGTACTGGGTCTCGGGCAGCATGCCGGAGCCGAGCTCACGCAGGTTCCCCCCGTGCGAGTCGAACAGGTGGGCATACATCTCCAGGTCGCCGATGTGGTCCTTCAGGGCCTGGGCTAAGAGCGCCGCATCGCAGCCCCGGATGTACGCTTCGTCGTAGAAGTACACGTAGTCGCCGTAGAGTAGGGGGTCCACCCCTGGCGTGCCGTCGTACTTCATGGGCGGGACAGCACAGAAGAGGAGCGCGCCGACCTTGAACCCGGGATCGATCGAGCAGAAGTGGCACCAGGACATGGGGATCGCGAACGGCTCGACACCATGGACGCCGCGGGGGAAGAAGTGGCTCTCGAAGACGCGGGTGCCCGAGATCGCGAAGTCGCCGTCGATCCGGAGCCGGCGATCGTCGTCGGTCAGGCTGCTCTCGAAGTCTCGCTTGGCCCGCTCGGGCATGTGGACGTTGTCCCAGATCGACAGGAAGAACTCCTGCACCAAGGGCGTGGACGTGTCCCCCGTCTCCGCCTGCTCCTCGGCGATCGCCCCCGCCCGCTGGTGGAGCTCGAAGAGCGCCTGCGTCCCGACGTGCGGGGTGGCGCCCCACCAGAAGAAACCGTTGCGGTCAATCAGGCGCGCCATCGCCTCGGTAAACCATCCTTCGTTCACTACCTCCTCGTCAAAAATACATATGTCGACATCTACACCCGAGATTGCTTCGGGGTCCGCCTTGGACGAGTAAAAATTGCACTCCCACCCGTTCTTGAGGACCAGTTTGGTAGGAATCCCCGCCGCCTTCTTCTCCCACGAGATGTCCTTGATCAGCCGGGGGGGGATCAGGGGAGGCGCGGGCTTGCCCCGGCCCAGGTCCCCGGGTCGCCGGGCACGCCAGACCTTCGTGGCCGGGTCCCGGATCATCTGGAACGAGCCGGCCCGGCCGAGCTTGCGCCAGATGACCTCGCCGATCTTGTTCATGTCCCGCGCAACGACGATGGCCCGGCCGTTCTCCCGCGGGTACTTGTCCGGGTTCGGGTGCATCCCCGTCATCGCCCAGCCGAGCTCGATCATCGAACTGGTCGTCTTGCCCGAGCGGTTCGAGCCGATCGCGACCCGCTGCCTGGCCATCGAGTTGTGGAACGCCCACTGAGCCGGCATCGGCTCGTAGATCCGCAAGGCCTCGCACTGGCGCCGCTCCAGCTCCAGGAGCATCGCCCGGACCCGGGCCACCTCCGTCGGCGCCAGCGTCCCCCCCTCGCCAGGGAGATGCAGCCCCGCGTTCTCCAGGACGACCGGATCGAATGCCCCGTGCCGGTGCCGCGGACCCCCGATATTCCGCCGCTCGGGCATGTCCCAGCACCCCTTCCCCAGCCCGAACTTGCGCAGGGCCTGCGCAAACCGAAACCGTACTTAGTTGAACGGTTCGTGAGGCTCGTCTTCAGGAATCTCCTGAAACTCTTCGGCCGCAGCAGCTTGCGCCTCCTGGGCTGCAAGGGCCTCGGCAGCCTTCCGTTCCCTGTAGGCACGCCTCCCCGCGGGGGTATGGGCAGGATAGGACGTGAGCACCCGGAGCTGGGGGATCGCCGAGGCGACAGCGCCCAGGAGCTCCTCCTCGGACATCTCCTCGACTGCGGTGGTCCGCACGTCGTCGGAGTGCCAGTTCACCAGGCGGCAGATCGAGTCCAAGATCCGCTGGCGGGAGATCGCCCCCGTCTTGGCATTACAGAGCTCGTTGACCATGATCTCCGCCAGGGCCGCCTGGCCGTCCTTCTGCTTCTCCCGGCCGAGGGCCTCGTAGATCTCGTTCAGAAGGCCCGAGCGGTCGAACGACGAGCCGGGGCGAGCCAGCGCCTTGACGACCTTCCGGTTCGTCAACGTGTTAACCAGCGATTCTTCCTTGCTAGGACGAGCCATGGCGCCCAGTCTACCAGAGGCGCAAAAACACGGCCAGCCTCCCCCGCGCGACTGGGAAAGGCTGGCTGTGCGAACTGCGTCCCTTGGAGAAGTTTCAATCCGCCCCCGACGGTGAGGCCGGGGGAGAGCACACTATGCCCGAGCCTCAGGGCATCGTCAAGGTCGGCTCGCCCCGGATCTCCCAGCAGTGCGTGTACGTGAAGTTGCCACTCGACCGCTTCACGGCGTTCATCAACTTCACCGCCGTTCCCGTCGTCCAGTCACACAGAGGCTCCCAGCCAGCGTTGACATCGAAGATCCAGTGATTCCCCCCCTCGTACCGCGAGGCGATCCAGTGCGTGTACCGGTACCGGGCCCGGAACGGCACCTCCGGCGCCATCCAGGGACCGCCCCACTGCACCCGGACCACCCCGCGGTAGGGCAACTGGCTCGCCACCGTGCGGTGGTGCCGCAGCCCCAGCTTCGTGATCGCCTCGGCCATCATCGAGGGGTTCATGTACCCCCGCTGCTCGAAGTCCCCCAGGCGCGGCCGCACCTCCTCCAGCGAGCACCCGACCGCCGCAGCCAGAGCCGCGGGGCCGCAGTTACACCCCCACTCCTCGTACGCCGCATCCAATTCGTCCGAGCTGAATCCACACCCCGGTCGCGTCGCGGTTCTCATCGCCTCATCCTTTCAGAATGGTCTCTCCCACGGCTTCGGCTTGATCGGCAGCCTCGCCTCCGGTACCCCGTCTACGGTCCATCCCTTACTGGGCGAGTCGGGCGATAACCCTTTCGGAAGCCCCAGGAAGTCGAAGTACATACCACAGTCGGCACACTTGATCGTGATGTCCGCGCTATACGACTCGACGCGCCCTTCGTCATCCGTGAGACGGTTCACGTTCGTCATTGCCTCGAATGATTCGTGCTTACACTCGGCCATCGATGTCTCCTGTCCCAATCCTCGCGCAACCGCTCCGTGCCACACTCGTGGCGCGACAGCGTGTAGTCGCCCGTCAGGATGTCCTTGTGCAGCCGGTACGCCCCGTAATTCGTCCCCGGCAGCTTCTCCAGGAAGCGGTCCTCGGGAGACCTGCCGTCGATCATGGCGCCGATCACCGAATGCGGAAACGCCTCATTGAACTCCCAGCGCGTGATCCTCAGGCACTCGCCCGGCTTCATGGACCAGGCTACCTCAAGCAGATACCACTCCATGGAAACACTCACGAGCGTCGCCCTTTCGTCAAGGATTGCCCAACTGTTCTATCAGAATCTTCTCGATCGCATCTTGGAACTTGTCGAGCGCCTCGATGGCCAGGAAGGAATCCTCATTGTCAAGTCTGTACTCGATCAGCGTCTCCCGATAGGCGTTCCGGATCAGCCCCTGGACCGTGTTCAACGCCTGAAGCGTCTCCAGACGCAGTGTCGCCTTGGGCCGCTCCACCGGGGGCGCCACGCTGACATGAACCTCATGCGATTCCCGGGATGGCTTAGTCTCCTTTAACCGGACACGGATCGCATCACAGAAACGTTGATCAAGACCATCGCAAGATCTGAGTACCCAGTGGAGATAGTCTTTGGGAATCTCCCCGAGATACCTCCCTTTGTACTTCCCGAATGGCATGATAGCTGACCTCATGCGAATCTTATTCATATTCTGATTTCGCAGTCCCATAACCCTTCTCCTGGACCCAGTCCGCATCCGGGCAAGTAGGCCGGTTCACGGCCGTTCTCGTCGGTGGGGGCCATTCCCCACGAGGTACAAGGCTTGCTATCGCTCAGTCTGGTACCGGCAGCCGCCGGTAGGCTTCCTGCGATCTCCGACTAGGGGTGCTACATGACCCCCTTGCCCTCCGGGATGCAGCGGTCGGCAGAGCCCGGAATTTTTTGATTGAGTCGGTCGATCCAGAACGTTGTTCCCACGGGTTCCTGGAAAACCCGCTCCGTTTGCAACTAGGGAAAGCCAGTGGGCCATATGGGCACAGCCAGTGTGACGGCAGAGTGCGCAGGGAGACTGACCGGGGGTAACCCGTGGCGTTGCCCCGGACCACGGTCCGGATAGGCGCCCTTTCATTGACCCGGTGTTTTCGCGCAGATTCCCCGCCGCCACGTCGCGACAGCAAGCAGCAAAATTGCGAGGTTCGCCTTGGCCAGATGATGTCTTTGGTGTAGGCTTCAAGGCGAAGGGTGCCCCGCGTACAACGGGAACCAAGTGGATGCCTCGGGGTTTACGGGCCCCGGGGCATCTGCGTTTTTACCCTGTCTTCCCTTCGGCTGCAAGTCGTCTTCCGAATTCGTCCATGTCTTCCCGGCCACCGTGAATCGAAACGTAGTCCGGACGCGAGTTCCAATCCTCGACCGCACAATTCTCGAAGCGGATCTCAGCCACAAGCAAATCGCCCCATTCGGAATCGAATACCGCGACGTGAACGTTGCCCCGCTCCGCCTGGATCGCCTGGAGTTTCTCGATCATCTCGCTTATCCGCACGGTGCCTCCCTCACTTCGTAGTTCCCGCGGAGCTGAAGGTCGCGCTTCAGACCCGCGATCTCCTTGCCTATCTCTAAATCCTTCGCCAGAACCCCACGGTTAACAGGATGGTCCTCAGGCGCTAGCCAGAGCCACTCCAGGCCCAGCTTGAGCCGGTCCTGCTCACGCCGCTCGATCAGTTCAGAAAGCATCATCGGGTTTCCTCGCTGCCTTGAGTTCCTTCCTGTATCGCCTCGACGGCACGATGCTACGGCGACAACCTGGGCAGCGCGTGACGTAACCAGCGGCCCGACCGTGGAATTTCCGTAGGGTGACCTTCCAGCCCTTGAGCGTGTCGTCATCCTCCGGATGCTTGCCGCAGAAGTAGCACGTCACATCGGCCTGCATCAATCCTCCGACGGGGGCTTGGCCGAGTTGACGGGATCGTTCGCGGCACCCTCCCGGAAGCGGGCGCGGGTGTCCTGGGCCCACTGGGGCTCCGGCTCCGGCGGCGGGGGGATCTCCTCGGGGTCCAGGATATCCCGGATCGCCACCACCTCGTAGATTACCGAATCGCAGAGCGGGCAGAACCGCACCGTCATCCGCTCGCTCATCACCTCGGCCCGGGTCGCTAAGGCCTCGACGCCGGCCCGCAGAGCGTCCAGGTGCTTCTCGCAGCACGCCGGGGCCCGGATCACCCGGCAGAGCACGGCAGCCCCGAGGCGGGTCGCCTGCTCCCGCGTGACGAACCATTTCCGGGCCTCGTTGTCCCACCGGCCGCCGACTGCGGAGATCCTGGCGCGGAACGGGTACGTGTCCCGCCCGGCCAGGAAGTAATCCCCCTGCCCCGTCGGCCACGCTTCCAGTGTCCCCCGGGCCGCGCTCGACCGGGAGCAAGATTCTTGCCGCAGCCGGAACGGCGCCTCGGGTGCGCTTCTTGGTTTCCTCATCTCGGTTCCCCCGCAAATGTTCCGCACTGCCAGACACGGGGATTATAGACCGGTTCGCAGCCCACGTCCAGAGGAAAGTGGTAGGAAATGGTACGCGACACTTGACGCCTATCGTAGGCTGTGGTAGGCTCCGGTCGACACCTCGGAGGAGCACGATGCCGCAGACGCAGATCGAAGCTGAACTGGTCCACGCCCTGGAGGAAGCCTCGTTCGTCACGCTCCTCCTGGCGTATGCATGCGGCACCGACAACGAGGCGGACAACAAGGCACGGGAGTCGTTCGTCCGCATGACGCTGGCCTGGGACAAGCTGATCAAGAAGGCAAGAGAGGGGAGTGAGAAGTGAGCACAAAACACGCCGAGATCTTCGCCGCTTTAGCGGCTCCGTTTCATCCCAGTGACGTCAAGCAGCGGGACGGCCAGGGGCGGAACAAGCTGAGTTATATCACGGCCAGGACCGTCATGAATCGCCTTGACGAAGTGCTCGGACCGGAGGGGTGGCACTTCGAGCTTCAGCCGTGGGGAGACTCGCTGATCGGCACCCTGATCCTCTTTCTCCCGGATGGAACCGTCGTCAGAAAGAGCGACGCCGGCGGCCGGGCCGGGATGAAGACGGCCGACGACGATACCAAGTCCGCGGCATCGGACTGCCTGAAGCGCTGCGCCGTGCTTGTAGGGATCGGCAGGAGCCTCTACGGTGATGGCCAGGTCAGTTTCGGCGCCGGGAACGGCCAGCAGCAGCCCCAGCCGGCAATGCGGCCCGCTGACACGCGCTCGGCCACGGAGCGGCTGATCGACTGGTGCGCCAAGGAGGGGCACTCGGGGCGGCTTCAGGCGATCGCCAGAAGCGTCTACAACTGCCAGGCCCCGGAGCTGAACGCGGTTCAGGCCAAGGCGATCTACAAGCTGATCAAGGACTCCGGCGCCGTGGGCAGCGTTCCACAACCCGGGCCGCGCTTCCCGATCGAGCAGCGAATCGAGGAGGATACCCGGCATTCCCAGGATATGGCAGCGGCGAGAGCGTCGCGCCAGCCCGATCCCGTGGATCAGGTAGTCGAGAACATCAAGGGCGCCCAGGAGCCGGGGAAGAACGCCAACGGCAACCCGGTGAAGTTTGGCTGGCCGCACTCGGGAGTGTCGCTGTTCGCGTGGATGAAGAACATCAGTAAGGCGTTCGGCAAGGACGTGATCGGCATCGTGAAGGACCGCTTTCCCGAGCAGATGGCGACCGATGGAACCTTTCGATCGTGGCCGCCGGCCATCGTGGAAGAGGCTGCCGTCGACATCGCGAAGTTCGTGTCGGGCTGGCCCGGCTACTCGGGCGAGTTCGACAAGCGCTTGCCCGTCAGCCTACATGACCTGCGGGACAAGCTCTGGACCGCAGCGGGCGAACTGGCCGATGCCCTGGGCCAGCAGCCGACGACGGAGGCGATCGAGAACCTGATCCAGCAGACCAGCCAGTCGCTGGCCGGCCGCTTCGGCGGCGAGGTCATCGACGTACTCGAGGCATGCGAGAACAAAGAGATGCTCGAAGCGATCCTGGAGGTCGTCGAGAGTGATGTCAAGGATTCCAAGGCCCTTACTGCGGAGTAAATATGGCAAACGTTCTCGTGCTTCGTACCTGCAAGGCAGATCTGACGAGTCATGAAGGGTTTCAGTGGCCAGATAGCGGCCCTGTATCGGCGCCTGATTGGGACTCGATACCGGAATGTGGCCGCGGCCTCCATGGTCTGCTGTGGGGTGAGGGTGACGGTTCGCTGCTGAACTGGGAGGAAGATGCGAAATGGCTCGTGGTCGAAGTGTCTGAGGAAACGATCGTCGAAATTGGGCTCAAGGTGAAATTCCCAGCTGGCGTCGTCGTGCATTGCGGTGATCGAGTTTCCGCAACCAAGCATCTGGCCGAGAACGGAGGCCAAGGCCGGGCGATCGTGGACGGCACGGCCACGGCGGGGGACAGCGGCACGGCCACGGCGGGGGAGGACGGCGTGATCGTGATTTCCTACTGGGATGCGACGAAGCGGCGCTATCGCTTGGCGGTTGGTAATATTGGGGAGAACGGTATCAAGCCGAATACGATGTATTGGGTTGTCGATGGTGTGCTCCGCGAGAAAATTCTATCCCCTCAGGAGGCATGATGTCCATTCGAGGTTTGACCCCATCAGTTGTGCTTATCAACCCGAAGTTTCCTCATAACTTGGCTGCGACTCTGCGCGCCGCCTCTTGCTGGGGGGCCCGCCAGGTCTGGTACACGGGAACCCGATTGCAGCGAAAGATGGATTCTCTCAGTCGAATTCCACGCGAGGAACGCATGCGGGGCTATCGTCACGTCGAGGTGGTACCCGATCAGCGGCCTTTCGACCATTTTCGTAATGCTGTGCCTGTCGCGGTTGAGGTCCGCGAGAACTCCGAGTGCCTGACGTTTTTTGAGCACCCCGAGGACGCCATTTACGTGTTCGGACCAGAAGATGGGTCGATCCCGAAACCGATCTTACACTGCTGCCATCGGTTCGTGTTTATACCAACTCACCACTGCCTGAATCTTAGCCAATCCGTGAACTTGGTGCTTGGGCACCGACGGCTCTACGCGCAGTGGACCGGGAGGGAACAAGTCCCTCTTCTTGGAGATGTACTTCGCGAGGAGCGAGGACTTCCTCGAACTCCTTCGGTGATTGATGTTGTTGGCTGGGATGGAATGTAAGGAGATCCAATGTCCCCCATTTCGCCGATTGTCGACATGTTGACTGAGATCCACTACATCCTCTGCTGTGAGATCGGGATCACCGGGATCATGCTGGGAATCCTGGTGGGAAGCTGCTGGAGGCCAAAGTGAACTACGAAGGATTTTCTGTCCCGTTGGATGAGGCGAAAAAGTTCGAGATCCGCCTATGGGGTTACGAGTTCAAGCCGTCCCCGGACATCACGGCTTACGAACTTGCGTTGTTGATCCCGTTTCTGTCTCGCGGTATGTGGGCTACGGAAGCGGAATTGCTGCAATTACCACCCGAGTGCCAACGGCACGTTGTCGGTCAGTGGAGTTGATGACATGGCTGCTGGAGGCCCAAGTGATGAATGAGGCATTTGTTGCTCTTGTCGCCCATATGAGGGCGATTCAGCAGGAGTGGTTCAAGACAAAGCCCGAGAACCGGCCTCCCGATTTGCTCCGTCAGTGCAAGGAGGTGGAGGGACGTGTCGACAAGGCTATCGAGCGGTTTTTGAACAAGCAACAGAGTCTTTTCGAGGAGTGACCATGAATCCACTCCACGCCGAAACATGGGCTCGGTTCTATTACGAGTGTGGCCTGAACCCCCTGCCGTCACGGACGGACCGCAAGGGTCCTCTCGTCGACGACTATGCCCGCTACCGGGACGTCGAGCCAATCCCCAGAGAGTGGCTGGGGAGGAACTGGTGGCGGAACATCCAGATCCCCTGTGGCGTGCCCTGGCGTCTGCTCGTCGTGGACGTCGACGGGCCGCGAGCGCTTCAGCAGTGGTGCCGGTGGCATCTCCTCGGGCGGGAGTGGCCCGAGACGTGGACGGTGCGGACAAAGGGGGGCCGGCACTACTACTACCGGATTCCCGAGGGGGTCGCGACATGTCCCACCCGCAAGATCTGGCTGGAAACGAAGGACCACCGCGTGGTCAAACATTCCGAGATCCAGATCCTGGCCGACAAGGCGCTCGTGATCGCCCCCCCCTCCCGGCATGTCGACCCGCCCCACCCGGTGTACGCGTTCCTCTCCGGCCGGGCGCCCTGCGATGGACCGATGGCGACGGCCCCCATGTGGCTCGTTAACTGCAAGGAGTTCAAGGTGTTAGGGAGACCGAAGAGAGTTCCCTTCCGACGCCGCGCTGCCGTCACGATGAACCAGCGGGAGTGGGAGTCGATCGAGGCGATCCCCGAGGCGATGAAGATGGCGATGGCCCAGTCGTGGGGCCTGCGGTTCGCCTCACTCCATCCCAACTCGAAGGGCTGGGTCTCCTGCCACGCGATCGACCGGGAGGACCGGAACCCCTCGGCCAGCCTGCACCTGCCCTCAGGCGTGTTCTGGCAGTCGGGCCAGCGGGCCATGTCCTTCCCCGGCCTGGCGGTCGCCCTGGGTGCGGCCAGGGACATGGTGGAAGCGTACGCACTGTGTGGGATCTTGCACGCGGAGGCTTCGAAGTGATCAACCTGGAAATCGATGAGATGCCGTCAAGAATTGCTTCCCTACCGGTCGATCCGGTCCGGAAGATTCCCGTGCCCTGGTTCGTCGCCTGGATCGACGGCAAGCCGGAGTTCCGGGTGGCCGATGGAGAGAAACGCTCTCTGGCCGTCCGGGAGAAGCGGTGCTGGGTCTGCGGCGAGAAACTGGGCCGGATCATGACGTTCGTGATCGGACCGATGTGCGGGATCAACCGGACGTCAATGGAGCCACCGTCGCACTCGGACTGCGCTCTCTACTCCGTGCGTCACTGCCCGTTCCTCAGCCGGCCACAGATGGACCGCCGGGAGTCGGGCATGGACGCGCTGGTCGAACAGGGGGCGAGTTGCGATGGCGAGATGATCCGCAGGAATCCGGGTGTCTCTGCTCTCTGGAACACGCGGGATTACAAGATGTTCAACGACGGCAAGGGCGGCTATCTCCTCCGCGTCGGAGATCCGGAGTCCGTCTGGTGGTTCTGCGAGGGACGTCAGGCTACGTGCGAGGAAGTCGAGGCCTCGATTGTTTCGGGTATCCCCCTCCTGCTCAACATGGCTCGAAAGCAGATCGAGGAGGATGCTCAAGTTCGTCTTCAGCACGTGCTGGAGCTGATCAAGGGGCAGTACCGGGATCTCAAGCCGTGGCTTCCCAAGCCGCTGGAGGCTGCCAAATGAGCCGAACGTGTTCCTGGCCCGATTGCCCACAGCAAGTTCCGATCGCAATGCTCATGTGCAAAACACACTGGTTCCGACTTCCCCCTTCGATCCGCTCAGCGATCTGGGCAGCGTATCGCCCAGGCCAGGAGGAGGATGGCGAGGTCAGTGACGCCTACTGGAAGGCGTTCAAGGCGGCACAGGACTGGATCGCCACCGTGGAGGCTTCGAGATGACGATGCTCGACACCTATTGCATCTGCGTCTGGGATGTCGATACGGGACGGTGGGAAGAGCGTTCGAGCGGCGTTACCCGGGCGCAGCTCCGCGATGAGATCCGTGAACTGCGTCGAGAGGGGTGGACGTCAGTCAGTGTTCTCATTGAGAGGGAGTACTCTCTGTTATGACCATCGAAGATGAACTCGCCGAGTCCAAGCAGGCTGTCACGGAACTGTCCGAGATCCTAGTCCGGACGGCAATCACCGCAGAGACGGCGATCCGGGTGCTGATGTCGCTTGCCAAGCGGACGGGCGTGCCGGAGCCGAACCTCGTGAAGGCGATGTGCGAGACGGATGCCCGGGTCGCGGCCGATCTGAAGGCTGGCCGGTTCAGTGCGCTGAAGTTTGGCGAAAAACAGATGCTGGAACGAGCGTCCCTCAGTCTTCCCACGAATGGCGAGGCGAACGATGAGCCTGATCCCCTGCGATAAGATCGACGTCACCCGCCGGAGGGAGGAGCCGGAAGGGCTGATGGCCCGACTGATGGAGTCGTTCCGTGTCCATGGGCAGTTGGCGGTTGTCACCGTGATCAAGCATCCGACAGTGCCGGGCCGGTACCTGATGCTGGCGGGCCGGCGGCGGCTGGCGGCGGCGCTGCGGCTCAACTGGCGGCACATCGAGGCCCGGATCGTCACCGGCAACGAGATCCGGAACGAGATGGTGACGATCACCGAGAACGTCGACCGGCTGGAGCTGACGACGGTGGAGCGGGACCTCGCCATCACCCGCTACGCCGAGCTCGTCCGCCAGCTCCAGGCCCAGGAGGCGACCCAGGACCCGCGGACTTGCGCAGGTCCTGCGCAAACCAAAAGTGAACGAACCGCACGAAACGCGACTTCCCGGCGTCCCAACGAGCCTACGGTAGTCAAGCAGGTGGCCGAGACATTCCGCGTATCACCCAGAACGGCCCAGGCTGTCCTCAGGCGGGGCGACGCGCTCTCGGAGGAGGATCGGCGGATGCTGGACGTCCGGGGCGTGCGGGACGGGCGCCTGGACCGCCTGATAGCCATTCCCAACCACGAGCAACGGGCGCTCGTGATCGAGTCGATCGGTGAGGGGGTCGCGTACACGGACGCGATGGCGGGGATCCTGGGGCAGGAGTTTGTCCGGGGGGAGGACGACCTCTCCCCGGTGGAGTGGCTGGCCACGCTCCCTCTGACCACGAAGCCGGTGAACCAGCAACGGTTCCGGTCGGACGCGCTGCTCTACCGGAAAGTCCAGAAGGCCAAGATCACCCTGGCCGAGGGGATCAACTGGGGGGATCTGAAGACCCAGCACGACGCCCAGGGGATCTTCTTCCGGCGCCTCCTGTTCCTCCTGGAGTGCCCCCATCCCCGGGAGTGGATCGTCTGCGGCGGGTGCAAGGCGGGAATTCAGGAGGGCCGGGACCATCTGGCCTGTCGCGGCGGTGGGTTTCTACTGAGCTGAAGGAGAAGCGATGTCACGGAGAACGAGTATCACCTTCCGGGGAGAACCTGATGTCGAAGTCGAGTTCGAAGTCGAAGACGATCCTGAGACCAACGGATGCTGCGTCCTCTGGAACTTTGCCGACGAACACATGCGCGATGTCGAAGCGACGGCGGAGGAGGACACGGCGATCTGCGAACAACTCGCCGCCATCGAGTACGACTACTGTGACGACTCGGCCGGCTTACCTGGAACGCCTTGAGGAGCTCGTGAACTCATGATGAACGACCCCGACTTTCGCCAGTGCATCCAGGAGGTCTCGCATCGCTACGATACGCCGCCGGTACTCACCAACGTTCTCGTGGAGGCGGTACGCCGGGTTGCCGGCTATGGCTACCAGAGGCCCGGTGGCGACCCGATGCTCGACGTGCTGGACGTCATCCGGGAGATCATCCCGAGCCCGTCGATCCAGGATGTCCGGGTGGCCACCTGGCTGATCGGGAATAACTACGAGGCCAAGGACATCGGCTACATCTGCGCCTACTGCCGGATGTCCAAGGACGTCTCGGGCTGTAACGCCGTGTGCATCTCGCACCGGGAAGCTCTGGCTGAACTTTTGGAGGCATCATGAAGTACATCGACTCGGAGTTCGAGGACTATCTCAAGGCTTTCTACCCCGAGGGAACCATTCCCGAGCAGCGGCAGCAGGTCCGCCAGGCATTCGTGTGCGGCATCTGGTGGCTCCTGAACGAGCTGCGTCGGAACAAGGCGATCGCCATGGAGCACGAGTTTGTGGTTCAGATGCAATCCGAGTGTTATGAGATTAAAGACGAGATCGTAGGGAGGTTCAACTGATGACCGCGCTGGAGTTTGCGATCGCGAAGATGGACCCCGAGATCAAGGCTGGATTCCTGATGTGGCTTGCCGAGAAACCCCAGCATGTCCAGGAACTGGCGAACCAGTTCCCGCCCCGGATGCAGATCATAATCAACGGCGTCGCGCACTGGATCATCGGCTACACCGAAACCGATGATCCCACCCACGCCCACCTGCTGGTGGCCGACGTCAACCCGGTGACTCCCGATAGCCATAAGCTTGCCCTGGAAAGGCTTGTGTCGGTCTGCCCGGAGAGACTGACGGTCTACACTAACCCGGAGCTGAACTGACGTGCTTACTCCCCACGACTACCAGACGGAAGCCATTGGCAAGGGACTGGCCGAACTGGACCGGGCCGAGGCCGCGCTCATCGTCATGCCTACCGGGACGGGCAAGTCGATGGTGGGGGGGGGCGTGCTCCACGAGGTGGTCCGCCGCGGGGGACGCGGGATGGTGCTCGTGCACCGGAAGGAATTCATCTCCCAGTGGGGGAATGCCCTCGACGCCTGGGGGATCAACTGGGGTGTCGAGCAGGCGGAGCAGAAGTGCCACCGGGACACGCTTCACGGACGGGTGGACGTCGTGATTGGCTCCAAGGACACGCTCCGGGGCGCCCGGCTCGACAGGTGGCACAAGGACACGTTCAGCGTCATTGTCTCCGATGAGGCGCACCGGGGGGTGGCCCGCTCGTGGACGAACATCTTCGGCCACTTCGGATCGGCCCGGCGGCTGGGGCTGACGGCAACCCCCGAGCGCACGGACGAGGAGACGATCCAGGGCGTCTTCGGCAACGTGGCGTACGAACTCCCCTTCTGGGAGGCGGTCGACAAGGGGTATATCGCCGCCCCGCTCTTCATCCGGCCGACGACACACATCGACCTGTCCGCCCTGAAGGACTCGGGAGGCGACCTGAACCAGGGGGATCTGGAGGACGCGATCAGCAAGCACATCGAAGAGCTCGTGAACCTGGCGCTGCCTCACCTTGACGGCCGGCCGATCCTGACCTTCACCCCCCGGGTCCACTCGGCGACGGCGATGGCGGCCGGCTTTAGAACCCATCCCCGGGGGTTCCCCTCGGCCAGCGTGTCGGGCAAGAGCCAGGACCGGGACCTGGTGATCCAGCAGTTCCGGGAGGGGCAGTTCCGCAACCTGTGCTCGTGCGACCTCCTGCGGGAGGGAACCGACTTTCCCGACGTGGGCAACCTGGCGATCGCCAGGCCGACGAAGAGCGGCCTCGTGTACCGGCAGATGCTGGGGCGGGGCCTGCGGAAGAAACCCGACAACTTCTGCATCGTCGTCGATTACTCGGTCAAGAACGGCAAGCACGACATCTTCGAGCCGATCAACCTGTTCGACGCGACCGGGATGGACCTGGATGTGCTGGCAATCGCCGGCAAGTTCGTGAACGAGGGGAAGCACAAGGACCCGCGGGACGCGCTGAAGGAAGCCGAGAGAGTCCACCGGCAGGAGGTGGCTCTGCGGGTGCAGGCACGCGAGCGCACGCCCAGTTACAAGATGCTGGCCTACGACCCGTTCCAGATCGGGAGCTTGCTCGGTATCCCCAACCGGCAACGGGAGGGGCAGAAGCCCTGCTCGGCGCGCTCACGGGATGTTCTGGAGCGATACAAGCTCGATCCTACGGGGATCTCCAACACCCAGGCCCAGAAGCTGATCGCCGAACTGGACCGCCGGCAGGCCGAGCACCTGGCCACGCACCGGCAGCTTGCCCTGCTGGTCTCCAAAGAAGTTCCCGTGGAGTTTGCGCGAGAGATGACCTTTGAGGCCGCGCACGAGGATCTGGACATCATCATCGGAGGGAGAAAGAGGGCATGATCTTGATCTTCGAGCAGGATACGCGGAAACACGACAACGGCCGTTTCACGTTATGGCCAGCGCTATTCCGTGGCTGGTGGAGGAACCGTAGGAATTGGCGAATCGCCTGGGGACTCTGGTCGATCTCCTACTACCCCGAGCCTGGGCTTCGCAGCTTCTTCGATTGGGTTGAGGACGGGAAAACGACATGGGTTGGCGGAGATGCCAGGAATTCTCATGAATAACACACGCACGAGGATCCGGACATCATCATCGGGGGGAGAAAGAGGGCATGACACGCTGCGACTACTGTGGACGACGTTTCGATCGGCCTGGGTTTTATCCGGACTGCGAAAAAGCGCATCCCGCGCCTGACCTCGCCCAGGCAATTGCCGAACTGATTGAGATGGATCTGGCAAACCGTCGTGGCTGTGGCATCAGCGGTATCGATCCGGACATCCAGGACGAGATCCGCGATACCTGGGCTGAACTCGTCCGCCAGGAACTGGAGAAACGGGCATGAAAGAGTACGCCGACTACATCCGAACCATCGTGGCATGGGTGCTCCTTCAGGACGACATCGCCGAGTTCGCGGTCCGGTTTCATCCGGTGCGATTCGGGACGCCAGCGATCCAAGTGATCCTTCGTTTCCCCACGGCCATATCTCAGGAATGTAGCGTGTCTTATGTATGGAGTATCCTGCAGCTTGAGCATGCGGGAGAGGTTGACGCCGTCATGGTACGTACGCTCGAAACCCTGGCGGACGAAGCACGGACGCACCGGCCCAAGAGCAACTTCAAGGCGAGCCCTTTCTCATGAGCACCGCGCGCACGCAGCCAAAGCTGAACGGTGTCTATCTGCGCGTGGGCGAGATCGCGGGTATGCTGGGCGTGAACGTCAAGACGGTCCGCAGGTGGATCGATACAGGACGACTGGAAGGACACAGGATGCCCGAGAATGTGAACCAACAGCAGGAGCGGAGGGTGCACCACGAGGTGCTGCGGGACTTCCTGGTCAAGGCCGGCTACAAGCGCACCGTGCGCGATCTGGACGACAAGGTGAAGCGGGAGAAGGCAGCACCGGTCAAGGAGGTGACGTCGTGATCCTGCTCCTGATCCTCGGCGCCTGGTTCCTCGTGGCGCTCGTCGCCGGGCCGCTGGTCGGCCGATTTATGTGGGTGGGAGGCGATCGGCGATGAAGATCAAAGAGGTGATCGAACGGGAGTGCTGCGACGAGCGAAAGCATGATCTCAAGCCTTATGGGGGAACCGTTGAAAGAGTTGCAATGAGCGCGACCTATTACTTCTGCATCCACTGTGGGCAGATTTGGGTCGATGGAACCCGGAGAGATGGTGCGGGAGGAACCGAGATCTACCTCCGTAAAGTGGCTATCAGGGACACCGTATGACACCTGCCCTCTACTTCGCCGTTGCCGACGTGATCTTCGTCCTCGTGGTCGACGCCCTGTTCCTCTTCCTGCCCCACCTGTTCAGGGGCGGTACCATCAGCGAGGGGATCCGCCGGCTCGCGGCCGGGATGCCGTGGGTGTGGCGGATCGGATACATCGTGCTGGCGGTGGTTCTATTCGTACACTTGTTTTTGGTGAAACCATGAAGGGACTGACGGAGGAATGGCTCCGCGCCAACCGCCGGGGAATCTCCGATGAGGACTTGGAGAAGGCCCTGGACCAGGGCAAAGCAGAATATCTCTCGTTTTCGTATCTCGGCCGCTTCTTTGGATTTGATGTGACCTTCGAGCCTATTATCCGCCGGGATGTCCGGATCTGGATTCCCATCCTGGGCTGGCGCCCCGCTGCCGTGAACGAGTTCAAGAGCGTGAAGGCCAAGATCCATCTGAAGCAGCGCGATCGGGCCATCGTGTGCGAGGCAGCACGCCTCTCGGGACTGCCCAAGGCCACGGGCAAACGCCAGCTCTCGATCTTCCTGCGCGTGCCCAAGGGACAGCGGCGGTGGGACGAGGACGCCTTCTGGAAATCGACGCAGGATGCCTGCGTGCACGCGGGCCTGCTCGTCAATGACTCACCGGTCTGGATGAGGTTAGGAACGATGAAGTACGATCCGGAACGGGGACCGCTACGAACCACGCTCATTCTAGAGGATCTGCCCAGTGGCACGCCGTGAGAGCAACCCGAACTTCCGGCCCTTTGGCTCCGCGGGGTTCACCCTGGCCGGGATGACGGCGAAGGAGCAGGCGGAACTAGGCCCGCACGAGCGCATCCAGGCGGTGTGGCCGCTGCTCTTAAAGCTCTGCTCGGGGCATGTCCAGCGGCTGGAGAAGCTCGGAATACGCGTCGTGATGGACGACCTGCTCCAGGAGATCGCCGCCACGCTCCTGGAGCGGGACGACAAGTGGGACTGGCAGAAGGGGAGGTATACGACGTTTGTGAACATCGTCTGGCGGAACGTCCGTCAGAGGCTCGACGAGACCCGGGGTGTCGTCCCGGCCCCCCACAACGCGTGGGCGACCATGCAGAAGCTCCGGAAGGCCCAGGAGGCTGGCGGTTTGAGTGGAGCGAAGCAGAAGACCTTGCGTAGCCTGGAGATCGTGCATCACGACCAGATGGCCCTGAAGGAGCCGCGATGAACCTTTACCAAGTCCCGAAAGCATACGAAGCCTGGCTGGCCGCCGTCGAGGAGGCCGAGGGGGAGCTCTCGCCCGAACTGGAGGAGATGCTCGAAGAGATCGAGGGCACGATCCTGGACAAGGCCGACGGGGTCTGCGCCCTGATCCGCAACGCCACCGCCGAGGCGGAGATGTGCCGGGTTGAGAGCGCCAGATTCGCGACACGAGGACGTCAGGCAGCAAATCAGGCTGACCGCCTCAAGGCCCTGCTGATGCGGGCGATGGTGGCCTATGGTGTCGACCGGGTCGACGCCCAGCGGTTCAAGGTGGCGATCCGGAAAGCCTCTACGCCGTCGATCCGCTGGAAGTACCCCCTTGAAGATCTGCCCGGATGGGCCAAGCGGTACAAGCTCGAACTGGACGGCACCAAAGCTCAGCAGGAGTACAAGCAGTCCGGCTCGCTTCCGGATGGGTTCACCGTCGACTATTCCGAATACCTGGCCATCGAGTAGGAGATCGAGATGGACGTTTCACGCCGAGGGTTCCTGGGCTCGCTCCTGGGTACCTACATTGCCACGCAAGCTCCTTGGATCGCCCGGGCGCCAAACTTCTTCGAGCCGTCCGACACGACGTCCCTCTATCGGTTGCTCCTCATCCTGGCCGATGGTACCGAGATCAAGGGGCCGGCGATCAAGGACGTCGCCAATGATGTCCTTACCTACACGTACAGCTTTATCGCAGAGCCCATCGAGGTGAAGCGTCCATTTGCTGCGATCGGTACCGTCTTGGTGGGGCCGACGGGAGAACCGCTCTGTCGTGGTAACTGGCCGTCATTGCAAGCGGTTTTCCCAGGCGACACTCTAAGGGCCACCCATCATGTTCCGCATACCCTCATTGCTGAGGGATTTCTTCACGGTCCCAGGCCACAGGGTCGGCGACCGTTGAGCGGTTTCGCCGATGGGGATAGCATCATCGTCGTCCGGGAACCGATCAAGCGACGGAAGATCATCATGCCCAAGTCATAGGACCGATTCCAGATGCCTGCATTCACTCATTGGCCCCGCAAGGACACTCGTTCTCGCGGGGCCAATATCGTAGAGTGAGATGGTCGATGCAGATCGTTAACCCGATGGAGAGCGCGATGCTCAGCGAGGCCGTACAGCTCGAGATTGCCCGCCAGATGCCCATCATCCTCAGCGTGCTCGTCACGGGGATCATGACCTGGCGCAAGCTCACCAACTTGACCCATCAGATGAACTCCGGGCTCGAAGCCCTGGAGAAAAACCGTCTCGCGGCCAGCGATCGGCTGATCCGCGAGACGGTCAAGAGCGAGGGCTTCGAGGCGGCCGAGATCATCGATCGGTTGCGGCTGGAGATTTCCGAGCTTCGGGCTCGGCTTCAGACTCGTTCCGAGGCTCCTCCTCCGCCGGTTTAGAAGATGTCGGTTCCTGGAATGGCAGGGTTGTCTGGAGCCCCTCCAGGCGGCGGCTGGCGGCCTTCCTCGCCACGCGTAGATACATCCGGGTCATCATGGCGAGGTCTTGCAGGTACGCGAGCTGGGCTTCGAGTTCTTCGACGGTGGGATTGAACGTCAGGTTTGGCAGAAGCGGGTTCTGGCTCACGGGACGGGTTCTCCGAAACGGGGGCGAACTGGAGCCCGGCAAAGGGCTCGCCATCGGGTCGATAGAGGGGCCTGATGCACCGGGGCTGACCCGCAGTCGCGTACGGGATCTCCACCCAGCCCTTCTTGCAGAGCACGTTCAGGGCATGCTTGGCGCTCGTGCGCCCGGCCATCCCCAAGCCGTGGGCCATCTGCTCCATGCTGGGCTGGAAGCCATGCGCCAGCAGGAACCGGAAGAACCAGGTCAGAATCTCCTTCTGACGCTTCGTCAGATCCTGGGGCGGCATGACGTCGACGCTCACGACTCCTCCTTACGTGGGCTGGGCCAGTGCTCGTCAGGATCGGGAATCGAGTCGTCAGCAGAGACGAAGAGGCCCTTGATCCTGTCGCTCTGCGTCATCTCGAACTTCGCTGGCGCCGGCTCGTCGGGCGGGTTCGGGTTCCAGTCGGCCGCCATGGCAGCTTCAGCCTTCTCGGCGCTAAGAGCGACGAGATAACTGTGGAAGTCGGGGTGCTCGCCACACCATTCGTGCTCCTCGGTCCCTGGCCAGCCAGTTCCTAGAACAGATCGCCTCGGAGGTTTGATCCGACATACTCCATGACCCGGATAATCGTCTATCCGATTCCAGTAGGGGCACGTCTTGCATATTGGTCGTTCAATCGGCATGGGAAACCTCCCTCTGCATGTCCGCCAAGTCTTCGAGCGTCACCCTCCCGTCGGGCGCTTCGGGATCATCAGGCACAACCGACGGCTGGACGTCATCCGGAGGCTCGGGTAGCAGGATGAGCCACTGGTCGCCGCCGACGTCGCGGCGGACGGCGTCCCGGTACGCCTCGGCGACCCGCTCCCGGGTGATGATGATCGGGCGGCCTACGACCTTACTTTTTGCGTGTCCACACCAACAGCTCATCGCCGCGTACTGGGGCAGTCCCAGAAGCCCGGCATTGCGGGTCTGGTATACGTCCTCCGTCGTCACCTTCTGGCTCTCAGTCTCATCGGAAAATTCGTAGCGGTACCAGGGAGGCTTGAGGATGTCGAACACCCTCATGTCGTACAGGATCAGCCCTGTGGGCAGGGCGTCCATCTGCTGGATGCCGCCCATGATCGCGGCCATCTCCCGGGGCACCATCTTGAGCTGCCAGTCGGGGTTCGGGTTCTCGCTCTCCCGGTTCAGGAACCGGAAGACGTAGGGCAACTCGTCCGGGGGTGGGCCGCAGTAGGGTGCGGCAATCGTGGCAGGGGGAAAGCGCTTCCTGGTTTCCCCGTAAGCGAGATCGCCGGTCGACCGGAACTCCTGGTTCTGGAATGCCTCTTCGGCCTGTCGTCGGTCCATCATAAACTCCCACGCCATGTCCCAGAAGGGGGGTGCGCCGTGGTCGACGTACCGATCGGGCTGCATGTCGGCATCCGCCATCAGCAAGAAGCTCGCCCCCGTCCGCTTGGCATCCAGAACCACCTTGTTCCGGAGCATCGTGACGGGGGTTCCGAAGACTTCCTTGAGGCGGAAGATCTTGCCGATCCGCTCGTCCTGCTTTATCCGCAAGACCGTGGTGGTGATCCAGTCGGCGCAGTCGTGCCAGACCCAGCCATCCCCAGGGAACTGGGCGATCGCGATGTCGTATTTCATGCCATGCGCCCCCAGTTAATCGTGAGAACCCCGCCGTCCTGGTCCACGATGAAACCGTCGTCCTTGAGTTTCATAACGATTGCCGCCAGTTGGGGGCGAGAAAGGCCAGCAGGCCCCCATTCGTCGTGGAGAACCTGGTTGTGGGTCGTTTCGCCCCGGTCCGCCGCTTGGCGGATGGCGAAGTACAGCGGACCCGTCCACTCGGCCAGATCCCCAAGCTTCAGCCGGTGGGCTTCCACCAGGCGCCGGGCCTCGCTGGCATCAATGTGGTTCGGTGGTTCTGGCATATGTACTCTCCTGGAAACGAAAAAGCCCGGCTCTCACAACACGATGTCATGGTAGCCGGGCGTACCGTGGGTGTCAAGTGTAGCCTACGCCGGAATCACCAGTAGGGCGAGCCGGCATTGACCAGCATGAAGGTCGTCGAGGTCGTCGCGTTCGTCGAGGCCGCGCTCGACATGGCGTTGCCATAGACCTGGAGGAGCTGCTCCCCCGTGACGGTGAGGCCGGTCAGGAGGGCCTGGGCGTCAGCCAGACGGCCGGAGTCGGTCCCCGCCGTCGACGCGGCACCGGTACCGGCCCAGAGGTAGTCACCGACGGCGACGGTCGCACCGCCGGGCGGCAGGGTGGCCAGAACGGGCCCACCCACGACGACGTAGAAGAGATCGCCCGCAGGAACCCCGGCCGGTGGGAGCTTCTCGTCGACGATGCCGGTGATCTCGCCGGGGCTCGTGCAGTACCCGCCGACGGAGTACCAACCGAGGCCGGCCGTCTTCTTGAAGCTGACCGCCCGGCCGGGCAGAAGGGCGATCCCCGAGTCGTTGCGGCAGACCCGCAGACGGATGAACTCGCCAGTACCGTAGTACACGTCCTCCTGGAAGAACAGCTTCCCGAGGTAGTTCGCTCCCCCCGTGTTGGGCGTGATCGCGCCCGGGCCGTAAGTGTCGCCCCGGAACCAGGGGAGATTCTCATAGATCCCTGACATGGAAAGACCTCCCTGGTTAGGTGTACTGGGCCCACTTGGCGAAGTAGCGGGGGTTCGACTTCATGTTGCCGAACTGGCGGATCATGTACCGGTCCGCCATCGAGGCCTCGTCGTAGTACGGACCCATCGGCTTGAAGATCCGATCGTCCAGGCAGCAGAGCATCATCTCGTCGATGTTGAGGCCATACCCCTGGGGGTTGTTGTTGGCGTCGGTCGGAATCCCGAACTCCCAGGTGATCTCCGCCCCCTCGAAGCTCTGCACGTCCCCGAAACCGAGGTTGCGAAGGGTCGGCCGCGCGCCTAAGGCGTCGCCGGGGATCTGGACGTAGACACGCTCCTTCGTGTCCAGGAGCTTCTCCCACTGGCGGAAGAGCTCGCGATCGAGCATGACGATGTCGATCAGCCCCTTCTGGCTATCGTTGCGCTTTGAGTGGAGGATGCCGAAGCGCAGGGCGTCGTGGCAGGTATTGGCCCAGGTGTCGGGGGAATAGCCCCACGAGACGTTGGTGTAGTCGACGATGATCGGCGACCAGAAGTCATACTCGACGTCCCCGGTGCCGACCGGCCACATCCCCGTCCAGGAGCCGCCATAGTTGCCCAGGGCGCAGGAGAGGCCGCCGTAGGTATTGCCCGGCAGGGCAACGTAAGGGCCGACGCCGGCGGAGCCCGCCTGCTGGGAGGCCGTTCCCTCGAACGTGTCCAGACCCATCAGGGTCTTGGCGTTGGCGGCGGCGTTGCCGTCCTGGTAGAACTGCGGCCCGTACCGCTGGGTCATGTCCTCCGCCATCGACTCGACCATCTCGCTGATGTACTTGATCAGCGCGGGCCGGCCGCGGTTCATGAGCTTTTCCTTGTCGGTCACGAGATCCTGCATCACGTAACCGCGCCAGGGCACGCTCGCCCGCTTGAAGTTGTCGGAGCGGCTGAAGCTGACGGTGTCCCCGTCGGCATAGCCGGTCAAGGCCCGCTGACGGTACTGGATACCCCAGTTGAGGTCCGTACCGTCGTGGTTGAACTCGATCCGCCCCTTCGCCTTCATCAGACTGAGGAACTTCCGGTTGCGGATGGTGTTATCCTCCGCCCCCAGCATGTACTCCTCGATCGTCGTCTGCAAAACACGGTTAAACTCCTGGGCAGCCATGAGTTATGGCTCTCCTTTCGTGCCAAAGATCCTACATCGCCCGCACGGTCCCCGCCCCTGCCACGCCATCCCCGCAGATCAGCACCCGGTACGGGAACTCGCCCCACTCCGAGAAGCCCCGCTCGAAACTCTCTCCCTGCTTCAGGACCGGCGACTGCCACTTGCCGTCTTCACCCTGGACCTGAACGTCGTCCCGGTCCATTGCCACCGTCCAGCGAACCACGGCACCGGTCGGGACGTTGATCTGCGCCGGTACCGGGCCGGCCTCGGTGATCGTGATGTGGTAGATGGAGCCCAGGGGCGGCATGGAATCACTCCTCACTGGTCAGACCCGCGCCACAGGTTTGAGAAGAGACCGAAGCAGGAGAGCCGTCAGCACCAGGCCGGTGGCGCCGATCAGGAGCCAGTCCACCGGATCCCCCGCAAAGCGGGGGCAGGGACAGCCGGACCCGCAGGTGCAGGGAGAGCAGACGTCACAGCACGCGGCCAAGAGCGTGAGTGCATTCATCACTCGGGGACTCCCTCGGTCTTCATCATCAGCCGCTGGCGGAGACTCATGTTGGGCTGCGTGTCCTGCTTCGTTGGCTGGCGGGCCCCCGAGGTCCCCCGCCGGCCGATCGTCCCCGCTACCGAGAGCGGCGCCTCCGCCTGCTGCGCCGGGGTTCGCGCCGCGTTCGTCTGTGATGCCGCCTGCGCCTGGGCCTGTTGACGGAAGAAAGCGTTCTGGACGGCACTGACCCCGGCGGCATGAAGCTGGCGGACATCGTGAAGCCCTCCCTGGAAGAGCGCATTCGTCACCCGCTGATACATCTGACCGGCCGCGGTCAGGGGACCACCCCGCTGGCCTCCCTGGAACATCCACGTCGACTCTCGCTGGATCAGAGCGTCCGCCTGCTGCTGCTCCTGATATACCGCCATCTGCGCCTGGACGATCTGCTGCGCCTCCGACGCCACCCACGGCTTCAACACCTCGTCCGGCGCCTGGAGGAACTTGTCCCGCCAGTCGGCATAAGCCTGCACCTTGTCGGCGATCGCCGGGTCATACCCAGGCTTGGCTCGCAGGGCGCCCGTCGCTTCGTCCGTCTCCACCTGCGCCAGCCACTCCCGCTTGAAGGGAGGCGCCGCCCAGGGCTTCGGCTGCTGGGCCTGCTGGAGTGCCTGCTGCTGCTGACGCTGGGCCAGGAACTCCTGGAACTGGGACGCGTAGGGCTGGACCCGCTGGCCGACCTCGGCGTGGAAGTTCCGCTGCTGGAGCTGCCGATACGCCTGAAGCAGGTTCGTCAAGGCCTGCGTGTCATCCTTCCAGGGCAACTCCATCCCCTGCGCCCTGGCGAAGTCCGTGATCCCCTGCCACTCCGCCGGAGTCGGCTGCTGCCCCTGGACCGGGGCGCCGTCGGCCGCCCCCACCGTCGTCGGGCCACTTAGCGCAGGTCCCGCGCTAACTCTGCCCTGCTCCGCCGGTACCGCGGCATTGATCCGCGACTCCAGACTCCCCGAAGAAACCGAGGAGGACGAAGCCCCATCGGCACTCGTTGCACCACCCTGGACTACCTGCTCGTCCGCCATAACTCGTGCCTCCTGGAACAGATCCCGCCTGTTTCAATCTACCACGCGCTGCGACTTCTCCGGCCGGGGCGCCTTCTTCACGCTCCGGATCGCCTTCAGCCACTGCTCCTCAATCCCCCGTTCCGCCGTCAGCCGACCTAGCCGGTACCCCGTGATCACCCCAGCGACGTACGCGACTGCCAGAGCGAGCCAAATATAGCCTGGATGCATCAGCGTCCCTCGATAAGGTATCCCGAATCACCAGGTGGAGACCCGAACCACCCGAAATGTGCCGCTAAACTTGGCAGCGATGCCCTCTGACAACTGTCTCGCGTGCGCCTGCGTGCGCGGCTAGAGACCTAAGACTTAGCTTCCTCTATGCCCGCGTGACGCGTCTCACACAACTGGGCGATGACGCCCCGCGATCACCGCAATCCCACCCACCCGATCCTCTGCCAGCACCTTCTCGGACGGCGACTCCATCCGGTTCAGCCACAAACAGTACTCCATCGCCCGCTGCTCGGCACCCTCCCCGCTGAACGACACGCACCAGCCCTCGCCCCAGACGTTCCACGCCTTCTCCGTAAGCTTGTACCCGTACTCAAGCCTGATCATCCCTACCCCCCCCTACTTTGTGTAACCCAAGGCCACCAACACCCGTAACGCCTCCGACCACGTCGGAAACGGACGCCGGTTCTCCCGCTTGTAAACGTCCATCGCCATCACAAACGCCACCTCGTCCACCGTGTAGTTCATCTCCGACGTCGTCGGGTCCACACCCGGCAACTTCCCCCGGCCCGATAACCGACGCTCCCGTGCGATCCGGACCGCATTCGCTGCCGCCCTCTTCCCATGCTCCACCTTCACGTAATTCCAAACCATCACCATCCGCCTTCCCTAGCCATAGGCCAGAACCTTATCCTAGCCATACCCAGGAGAACCACGCCATGACTGCCCAGCAACTCCAGAGCCTCCACGAACTCCTGTTCCAGTGCCAGAGCACCGCCAAGGTGGCCCACTTCGCCGCCGAAGTCTCCACCGCCGCAGGGGCCGAACAGACCATGCGACTCAAAGCCACACATCGCGCCGATGCCCTGAAGTGGGACCGCTACGGAAATACCCTACGCCAGGCCATCGCCGAGCTCGAAGCTAACCCGCCAACGTGACGTAAACCGGGACGGCGTAGGTGTGCACCTACGTTTCTGATGGCGACGCAAAAAACCGGGGGGATACGTAGCATCAGCGTGCCCCAGCCTGGGGGCCTGCCCGCCCCTGGGGGTACGCCCCCGCCGTCGTGACGGCACGCCACCCAGGCCGTCACACCCCACCGCACGCGAGACACAAAGCCATGCGTACGCAAGGGTTGCGGGATGGCGAGAGCATGCAGAGCAGGGGCACGACGGCGGGACACAGCTTTTCCGGCACGCCGTGCATGCAACCATGTGCCACCCGCCCATCGCCGCCTGGTCCGTCGTCCCGTCCGCCTACTGGTCTAATCGCACGGCCGTGCCATTTGCCCCTTGGCGTCGAGTGGAGCGTTGGTCCTCGTCGCGCCATGCTGCCTCTCGGTCCGTCCCGAGCACCCGGCAGCGCTAGCCGTACTGCGGCGTTCAGGGCGTCTCTCCGCCCCGTAGCGTGAGGCTGGGCATAGGGGTGGTGCGATTCCCCCTCCCCCGTCCCGCGATGCGTCTACGGGGCTCGTAGGCGTATCTGCGCCCGGAGCAGGGGTTAGGGCTGTACAGGGATCTGTACAGTATACAGCTTGACTTTGGGCTGTTGTCCTACGCTCTCGGTCCTGTCCCAAAGATTTCTACTCGTGGTGTGGCTTGGAGTTCGGGCTGAACTAGGGTCCGGGTGTTGACTGCCTCTGTAGCATGGGACGTGTGACAGCACGACGGACCTTGAGACGGAGGTGAGGCGATGGACCCTGTAGTGACGATTCGCGAGATGGAGCAGGCGGAGAAGGACGGAGATGAAGAGACGGCGTACGACTGCGCTATCGCACTACGGGACTGGTGCCGCAAGGGCGGGTTCCTCCCATGGGACGGGACTGAGTTGCAGGATTCGCAACGTAGGTTGCTGCTTTCACATTGCACGCGCGTCATCCGGGTTTACGGTGCGGCCGACCGCGCATTGTGGGCATGATCCGGGCACCGAGCTATCCCCCTGCTCTGGTGCGGGGGGAGTGCTCGTTGCCTTGACCTGTCCTTTGACCCCCTTGGAGCTGAAGCCGATGACTGCGACGGAGGAGTATTGGGAAGACGTCTACCGCGCCCATGCCGCTCGCCTGGTGCGCCGGTTTGGGTGGGAGCGCATCAAGTCCACTCTCTGCGCCCGGGATTGGATCGCACCCATGCACGACACACCGGAGAATGCCCGTTACATCGAACGCTACGAGCACGCTAACCGGATCTGGAAGAGTCTCGTTAGCCGAAGGGCGGTGCACTCATGAGCGCTGCCCTCACCACCCCCTGGCGCCTGGCGCAGCCAACGCCACAACCACGACTTGCGCTGGCCGATGCGCCCGTCCTGGTCCCGTACTGGGAGCAGTACGCACCCCGCACCCTTGGCGAAGTCCTCGGGCAACCGCAAGCCGTCGCCCTGCTGTCGGGCTTCCTGGCTAACCCCTGCTCCCGTGGCATCTTCCTGCATGGGCCCACCGGGTGCGGCAAGACGACATCGGCGCGTGCCCTGGCGAACGACCTAGGCGTATCCCATTGGGGCTTGCATCAGGTCGCGAGTGGCCAGCTCGATCTTGAGCGCTGCGATGACATCCTGCGCGAGATGAGACTGACCGCGATGGATGGTGGGTGGCGCGCGATCATCATTGACGAAGCGGACACCATGACACCTCGGGCGCGGCAACTCCTCCTCTCGTGGATGGAGTCGATCGGTCCCAAGACGGTCGTCATCCTCACCACCAACAACCCGGATAGCTTCTCCCGCCGCGAGCGGAGCCGGTTCCTCAATGTCGAGTTTGTGGACGGCTCCGAGGACGCGCTGGCAGGAGCGCAAGCGCTGGCGGATTCGATCTGGCGCGATGCCACGGGAGGGGAGGATGGTCCCGACATCGCGACCCTGCCGAACGTCGTGATCGATGGCAAGGTGTCGTATCGCGAGGTCGCTAACGCGCTGGAGTCGCTCATACGCTACGGCGCCGCGCCCCTCCCGTCCAAGCCCCATCGCCTGGACGCGCTGGTTGCCCCTGCCCCGGTCAAGGCGCAGGCGACGGTCAAGGCCGCTTCACGGGTCGCCGGACGCGCCGGATCAGCTCCGGTCGCCATGCCTCACACGTCGCCTGCGGCATGGTGGGATGCCCTGTCCCAAGCCGACCGCGCCACCGCGCTTCGCGCCGTCCCGATGGCCTCGATCCCCTTTGCGAAGGTTCAGGAGCGCGTGACCGAACTCCTCCGGCGCGGGACGATGCCCGAGTACGGCCGTTACTTGAACATTCAGACCGTCATCACCACCGCCCATACCCTGGCCCAAAGGAGCTAACCCCCATGTCCACGACTATCCTATACACCCAGTTGAGCCCTTACGACGTCGGCCGACTGGCCCATCTTATCGACGAGCACGTCGAACAGCTCACCCCGGGTTGCGTCGCGAACCTGTCCGAGTTCTGGAGGAACTATCCGACTGTCCTCCGCCATGTTATGCGGCGTGCGTGGCTCGTTCCGCAGTGCGCCGCCATCCTCGATGGTAGCGACCACACGCCAGGCGGTGACGGCTCATTCTGGTTGGGTTATCACGCTACCGCGAAGTGACCTCCCCGCCCTGCGCTGGCCTGACCGCCGGCGCAGGGATTCGACCCCGGCCCGCGTCGGGCCCCGGTCGCGCACCCGCACCCACCCCAACGGAGTCCCCTGAATGCCGACCAAAACCAAGGCCACCACCACCAACAGCGAGCGCCCGGTGATCGTCTGCACCGAGTACAAGGGCGTTTTCTTCGGCTACGCGCACGACACCGCCGGTGACTCTATCCACCTGCGCGGCGCCCGCATGGCGATCCGCTGGCGCACCACCCGCGGTGTCATGCAGCTCGCCGAGACCGGCCCCCCGCCCGAAGCCACCATCAGCGCCCGCGCCGATCTTGAGCTCCGAAAGATCACCTGCGTCATGGAGGTTACCCCGATCGCAGTTACCACTTGGGAGGCCGCAAAGTGAAAGCGCGCACGCCCGAGAAGTGGTGTGACTATCGCCCAGTCGTCACCGTGATGGACGTCCTCGAGACCGGCGCCTGTTTCTCTGGAATCCAGGAATTCCTCACCTCACATCATCGCGTGATCACCGCGCCCGCCGATCGCTACCGAGAGTCCCACATCCAAGTTGCCGCCCGTGCTGACGGCTACGGCGGCTACGGCGACGGCGGCTACGGCTACGGCGGCGGCTACGACGGCGGCTACGGCTACGGCTACGGCGACGGCGACGACGGCGACGGCTACGGCGACGGCGGCTACGGCTACGGCGGCGGCGGCGGCTACGGCGGCGGCGACGGCTACGGCTACGGCGGCGGCTACGGCGACGACGGCTACGGCGACGGCGGCGGCTACGGCTACGACGGCGACGGCTACGGCGGCGGCTACGGCTACGACGGCGACGG